ATGTGGATTAAATTATCTGAATTAAAAAAAGGTGATTTTTTTAGATGGACTCACCCATTTGGAGAAACTGAAAGATTCCACTCTCTTGACATAATTAAAGACGGAAGATACCACATTTACCTAATGTCAAACAGATATGCAGGAATTTTAGAAAATGCTTATGCTTATGCATCGACAATGAGAGATGATGATATTTTGGTATTCATTCCAATATACTATATGTCAGAAAAGAAAAAGACGAAAGGCAGACCATGTTTACCTGTAAACTGTCAAAGACATATCCTACCAGAAAATACAAATAAAATAAACGTATCTGAATTCTATTGCTCTCATGACAAATATTGGTACAATTTAGCAAACGATACTCAAGGAAAGGAAATTCAAAATGGATAAGCTAACAATACAAAAAGCCTTAGAACAAGGCTACACCCACTACAACGTTTATCAGGAAGAAGAAGTCGGAAAGCTCGAGCATCTTCTTGAAAATGGCGTTGAAGAATACAACCGAGATAAAAAGGTTGTTTTGATGTCCAAGACTACCATAACATTCAGCATAAGTGCTGATACCATCCAACAGTTACTTACCGACTATGTAAGTAGTCAAGAAGAGTTTGCAATGGAAGACGATACTCTTTATGATGAGTTAGATGTGGCTGACTTCGATAAGATAGCCGTACTTGTAAATGTAGGTTTCAAAACAGGTTTTATGTTTCCTACTGATATCGAACTGATTTTAGAAAGCGAGGTACTAGATGTATCACCTAGTCCAGATAAAAGCATCAACAATGATCAGTAAAATAATGAAGATGCCAAATCCAATAAAACGAACATGCAATGAGTCATACTCTTTTGATATTTTCATAATGTAGCCAACTACTATACAAAAAACTGCAATAACTAATCCGGATACATGGTTATCGGTCATCATGAAAGATAAAATAGAATTAAATAAGATAAGATTTCATAAAGTAAGCTAGTGCAATTAATATACAGATCGAGCTCCAAAAGAAGAGGATGAAATAGTTAGTTCTGTAGGCAACATGCTCTGCTTTCTTTTTAGGATTTTTCAAATCATTGATTGATAATCCTAATCCGAAAAGGCCGACAACAATTAAAAATATATAAAATTCAATATCCATTCAATGGATAAATATAGTAAACAAATGGAAAATAAACTATACAGAGAGGTAAGCGTAACTGATCGCTTGCCTCTAAAAAACGGCGGCGTCATTGGAATTTGTGATTCAGCAGATGGATTGCAACAGTTCTACTTTCAAGATGGAGAGTTTGTCGATCCTGTTGATGATTATCCAATGCCAGTAATAGCATGGCTTGAGGAAGTAAAGCTTCCTACTAAGGAAGAAATAAGAAAAGTTCGTAACTCTTATTCTTGGAGTCACATAAATCCAATTTTTAACGATGGTTGGAGATTCGGAGTAAAGTTCATTTTAGAAATTTTGAAAGGGGGAAAAGATGGAATATAAAGAATTTTTAGAAAGTAAAATTGTAGCTGCTGAAAACTTCGGTACCACAATAGATGTATCGATTCTTTCGGATAAACTATTACCTCATCAAAAATCAATTGTTCCCTGGTGCATCGAAGGTGGTAGAAGGGCAATATTTGCAAGCTTTGGTTTAGGTAAATCAATGATGCAGCTCGAGATTGCAAAAATTGTTATCGGATTGGAAAATAAGCCATTTCTTATTTGCATGCCTTTGGCTGTTGTTGGTGAATTTAAAAGGGATAATGAATTCTTAAATACTGGTTATGATGTCGAATATATTACAGATACCAATTCTATTGAAGAATACAGCAATAAGATCTATTTAACCAATTATGAGCGAGTCCGAAAAGGTGATATTGATCCTTCAAAATTTGGCGGTGTCAGTTTTGATGAAGCCTCTATATTAAGGAATCTTAAAACAGAAACTACAAACTTTGTTCTTAAGTACTTCAAAAAGGTTAAATACAGGTTCGTTGCCACTGCAACACCAACACCAAATGACTTTATCGAGATACTAAATTATGCTGATTATTTAGGTGTAATTGATCGTGGACATGCGTTAACTAGATTTTTCCAGCGTGATAGCACTAAGGCTGGCCATCTAACATTATTCGAAAACAAGAAAGAAGAATTTTGGAAATGGGTTGCAACATGGGCAGTATTCATCAATAAACCAAGTGATCTTGGTTTTGATGATCACGGATATGATTTACCAAAGTTAAATCTTCATGAAATTGAAGTCCAGAACATTACAGAGGATGTAATTACTAACAAAAAAGGTGATATCGTCATGTTCAAGGACACAACTAAAAGCCTTGTCGATGTAAGCCGCGAAAAATCCGAAAGTGTAAATGTGAGAGTTCAAAAAGCATTCGATATCGTACAAGAAAACGGCATAGATTCTAACTGGATATTATGGCATCATCTTGAAAGCGAACGCATGGCCATTGAAAAGAAATTCAAGTCAGTTAGACATCACGATGATTTCCAATCTGTATATGGTTCACAAACCAATGAAGAGAAAGAAAATTTATTGATTGATTTCTCAGAGGGAAAATATCAGATACTTTCTACCAAACCTAAAATAGCAGGATCCGGCTGTAATCTTCAGCATCACTGTAACAATATGGTTTTTGTAGGAATCGACTATAAATTTAATGATTTCATTCAAGCAATACACAGAGCTTATAGATTCGGACAAACAAAGGAAGTTAATGTCTATGTGATATTTACACAGAATGAACACGAGGTCCTTAAAACACTTAAAAACAAATGGAGCAATCATATTGAACTGCAATCAGAAATGATAAACCTAGTTCGCGAATATGGATTGAATTCAAGTAAAATCAAATCAGATATGAAACGTCAAATTTTTAGCAATAGAAGATCTGCAACCGTGTCCGCCGCAACGGTATATAATGAGGATACAACTATCATTCATCAAGAAATGCCCGATAACCATACGGACATGATCTTAACGTCAATTCCTTTTGGTGATCATTACGAGTACAGCGATAATTACAACGACTTTGGTCATAATTATGGCAATGAAGGATTCTTTAAACAGATGGATTATCTGGTACCTGAACTATTAAGAACATTGAAGCCAGGTCGTATTGCTGCAATCCACGTTAAAGACAGGATCCGATACAGTTATCAGAATGGAACTTCTTTTACTACTATTGATGATTTTAGCGGTGATACAGTGAGATGTTTCCGTAAACATGGATTCCATTTAGTGGGGAAAATTACGATCACTACGGACGTTGTCCGCGAGAATAACCAAACTTATCGACTCACATGGGGTGAGCAACGAAAAGATGCAACAAAAATGGGTGTTGGTCTTCCCGAATATGTTTTACTATTCCGTAAAGCACCATCTGAGATGAATAATGCATACGCTGATGATCCCGTAATAAAAAAGATTGACGATTACCTATTAAGCTTATGGCAGTTGGATGCACATGCTTATTGGAAATCAAGCGGTGATCGTTTCTTATCTGCAGAAGAATTATCAAAGTCAGATATGAAGTATGTTTTTAATAAATGGAGAGAATTTGATAAGTCTACAATTTATAATTTTCAGGAACACTTAAGAGTATGCAATGATCTTGACAGTGTTGGAAAGTTATCTAAGTTATTTATGACAGTTCCACCCACATCTAATAATGACCTCGTATGGACTGACATTAACCGCATGAATACATTAAATGCTAACCAAGCCAATAGGAAGCGTGAAAAACACATATGTCCTTTGCAATTAGATATCATAGATCGTTTGATTTACAGGTTTACGAATGAGGGTGATTTAGTTGATGATCCTTTCGGTGGATTATTTAGCACCCCTCATCAAGCGCTGAAAGCAAAGAGAAAAGCTGTATCTGCCGAGCTTAACCCTGAGTATTACGATGATGGTCTTTTCTACTTAAAAGCTCTCGAGTATAAATTAAGTATACCCACATTATTCGATTTATTAACTGCCTGACATGAAAAACCAATACAGCCACCCAAACTCATTGAAAGTTCAGGCTATCGAAATGGTCATTGGCTTAGGAATACCTAAGTACAAGACTGCAGATATGCTTGGCTTGAGCTCCAATACTGTTGAGGCTTGGGTAAAGCTGTATGAAGGTAATCCAAACCTAGCAATGAAGGTAAGACAAAGTAAAATAAACGGTCCTGAAGTAGTTGGGGATAAACTAATCAAATAACCATCAAATAAGATTATGAGCATACATAAAGTAGAAATGTATACAGTTGTCTGTGATAACTGTAATACCGATATCGGATCGATGCAAGACTATTGCGCATTAAACGACAAAGAAGCTGCAGAGGAAAATGCATTGGCTTCCGATTGGATAAAAGTTGATAACAAGCATTATTGCGATGAATGTTTCAGCTATGATGATAGTGACAACCTAGTATTAAAAGAGGTGTAAAATGAATCAAATGCTAAGCTCAAAAACAGTAACCGCAAAGAAGTCCCATAGATGTGACTTCTGCGGTATGCCTATAGATATCGGGCAAGAATACAATCGATCATTTAATGTAGGTGATTCTGCGTTTACGTGGAAGTCTCATTTACATTGCGATAAGCTAGTCGAAAAGATCGTCGATTGGGATGATCTGGACGACGGGTGTTCATCCGACGATTTTTGGACACATGTAGCAGCTGAATGGGAGCAGATAAACAACAAAAGTTCAAATGGGCAATCATACAGGCAAATGTTTGAAGATGTCCGAAAATATCATGAGATATGACAATAGACGATGGAAACAGCTTAGATCATCTTTTTTAATCTATAGTCTATTTCATATATAACTGAATCAATTTCGTCAATAATAAAGTTGTTATTTTTTGAATGGTGTAGTTCAGAATCCCATCCTTCAGAAACAGTAGAAAAACATGAAATCACTTCTTTTTCTGCTTTCATGGTATTATACATACGACTGTAAATCTGTTGGCTATTTAGTCCTTTAATTGAATCTAAATATTTAGTGAATCTTGACTTAATATCAAGCAATTCGCCCCTTGAATTTTCCGAATATAACATATACGAATTTACCAATATGAAACTAAACAAACAACAACGCGAACAGCTAAAACAAAAATACGGGGGTCACTGCGCATATTGCGGTGATCTCCTGCCTGAACGATGGCATGCCGATCATATAGAGCCAATCAAACGAACTATGAAGTATGATAAGGATAAATATATGTTTGTTTACGATGGAGGATGTGAACGTCCGGAAAACAATCACATAGATAACTTCAACCCCTCATGTCCTAGCTGTAACATCATTAAACATGCAAATACGCTTGAAGGCTTCCGAAAAATCATAGGAGGTTTCATTACCTCACTAAATAGGGATAGCACTCAATATAAATTTGCTAAGAGATATGGGTTACTCGAGGAAAGAGAGGCTGAGGTTAAATTTTGGTTTGAGCGGATATAGTTATTATAAAAATTTAAGATGAAAAGCTGATTCAAAATAATTTCTTAATTGTTTTGAATATCTGTCGCTCCCAAATCCTAAGTTTATGCTATATGCCATTCCTTTGAACATATCTGTATTTGTATTTAATATAAGAAAAGGTAAATCTGTGGCATCATAACTCACATATTCGGGGTAATCAATATCAAATTCTTCTCTGTTATTTAGAATAAATAATACTAATGAATTTACCTCATCACCTGTCAATGGCCGGCTTAATTTAATGTTCATAATTTTATTTTTTAAGTATGGTACAAATATAAGTAATCCAAAAGGGGAATTTTAAAGAGGGTATCAAACACCCAATTAAACAATACGGAAAACCGTATTTAATACACAATAAACACACTTAATTTTGAAAACATGAAAATCACATTACCAACCGCCGAAGTAGGTAAAGCTATCATGGAAGCTTCTAAGGACAGCATGGTTGTCAAGGGAATTTTTATCGCATATGATGTAGATATTAAAGGAAATAGGTTAATACTTACTGCAAAGGATGGTTATACTGAAAATGCAGAGGATGCGTTTTTGTTGGCTTGGTATGTAAAGGAGTATATGTAAATAATAAAATTTATATAACTACCACATTAATTGTGTATTTTCATTTATTAAACTAATTATGTACTTATGTCTGATAACCACGACACTTTTAGAAAGATCTTTGGCAATAAACATTCTGATAGTTCTGATAAATTCGATATTGAACTATTAAAAATTCAAGAAAAATATAAGATATGGTTTGAAAATAATAATGGAGAGCATGAAGATGGCTCTCAGAAAACCATATTAGATCACCGAACTGTGTACATAACTGATTTAGGAGTCGGTTATAAGATAGATTTTGAAAATATTCCTAGAGAAATATTAAATAATATAGACTACATTTTTAATGAATTATTTAAAGAAGAGTAAGTTATAACCTACTCTTTTTTATTTTCAGGCTCTTTTCTTATAAATGATAAGATCAATACAAGTATAGCAAATGAAAATACCATCTGAATATGAATTATTGACTTTGAAAACAAATTAGTTGCTTTTATTTCGGTCAAATTATTATTAAACATATTTCCAATCGAAAAAAATAAAAATTCTGGAATACTTTCTTTATATGTATTGGGCACATTCGAAAATGTTTCTTTATCAAGAAAATAATATATATGATAATAAATTGCATTAATTATGCAGAACCACATGATAGTACCTAAAATACTACTGACTAATTTTATTCCAGAATAACCAAATTTGAATCTTTCCGCAATATATAGCGAAAAATAAAAAGATGAAAATAAATGAAAAAATAGTAAACCATATTCAGGGAATTCATACTTAGCTATCTCACTAAATATAAATAGCAATAGAAATGGTACAATCACAAATAAAATATGCTTTTGGAAATTACTGGAAATTAATTTTAATATCATCGAAAATAATTAATGGTTTATTATATAATAACAAATATAATAAACCATTAATCGTTATTTCCTATAGGCTTTAACTGATTATTGAAAAACGCATAAAAATACTGAGGTGAAGGTAATCTCAATACAAAACTGTTCCTTTGAGATCCTCCTCTTTTAAACCTAATAGGTCATCAATTACAGCACTTCCCTCTTCCCCGTCAAGAGTTTCCAAGAAACCCCATAAGTCAGATTTATATTCTGGAGTAAACTCCGGATCTTCATCTTCTACCGTTGACTTTGTTAGTAGGATGTTATAGCCGTCTTTCTTAAGTTCTCTTAGTACGGCGTGATTTACTTTTACGTATTCCATGGCTATATTATTTAGCTAGTTTAATATTGATCCAAGTCTTATTAGCTGTTTTTATCAAATTCCTAGGTAAAATCCTATTTTGAATAAAATCTTCCTCCTCTATTACATACATGTCTGGGTCTTCAGAATCAGAAACATCCACCATCTTAAAGATAGCATCAGGATCTTCGGCAGATATGTCGGACTCAACAACTTTTACATCATTACTAGCAAGCCACCTTGCTAGCTCATCATTGTTAAAAGATTTGATATACTTAATTTCTACATCAAAATTCTTAAGTTCAATTTCAGTCAGATCCGGAAAAAAGGTATCCAAATACTTATTATATATCGCCTTATCTCCCGTTCTAAGTGCATAGTTCTTAACGATTAAGCGATGAGGATTATATTCAAAGTTGAAATCCTGAGGATTTTCAACAAACCCGTAATGCTTATCATAGGCAATAACACGAGCTTCCATATTTAATTTATCTTGATCCATAACATTTGTTTACTATAATTGTTATTCTAATTCACTAAAAACCATATTATGTGTTACCACGTTTCAACCCCTGACATAACATATCTTAAAAAAGCAAGACCTGAAAAAGAAGTGACTTTTGAACCTTCTGAAATATACCATGTCTCAGGATTTGCACGTCCTTATCTTCCTGTCACATTAAACAACCAAGATGATAAGATTGTTTCTGCTCGGTGGAAGTTGATTCCTTTTTGGGTCAAAACAGAAGATGACGCAAAGAAATACGCAAATACTTTAAATGCTGATTCTGGTACCATCTTCGAGAAAGCCTCATACAAAAACTACATAATGAAAAATCGAGGTCTTTTATACGTTAATGGCTTTTATGAGCCACATAAAGTTGCTGGTAAAAAAGACACCGAAAATTATTATATCTATACTCCATCTAAAGAGATTTTTACCCTTGGCATTGTTTTCAGTGAGTTTAAAGACTATGAGACTGGAGAAACTTATCCTACATTCTCAATAATCACTACTGAAGCCAATCCCCTACTTGCTGAAATCCACAACGAAAAGAAGCGTATGCCTCTGATCATTTCTCAACAAGATGAAGATGCCTGGTTACATGCTACCAATAAAGACGATATCATTAAATTGATGAAGCCTTATGATGGCGAACTGGGTAGTCATCAAGTGGTCCGAGTTACAGATCCTAAATTGACTGACACCAATCACCCAGACATTCAAAAAGCTATTTAGGTGGTTTGAAAGTTATATCATAATCTTCAAGCTTTATTAATAAGGCTTGAAGCTCCTCACTTGCCCTTTTTATCCACCCTGCTCTTTGTTTAATAGCAGCGTAAGGACTTTTTACTACAAATTCTTTTATATTACTTAAGCCTGTATGCTCCTCCTTATATATCCGCTCCCATTTCTCCAAAAATTCTTCGGGTGTATAAAATATCCGAGAAACATCATGATAGATCCAGCAGTTATTCTGAATTGCAAAGCGGTGCAATGAAGTGACCTCGGCTGGAATTTCCTTTTTATCTTTTACTCTCCACGGTTCCATAATATTAATTTTATTCAAAATTAGATTTAAAATTACTAATTTCAAACTAAATAAATGCTAAAAATTATAGCAAATCTATATTTTCTATTAATGATTAAACAACAAATGCCAGATAATTTCTATCTGGCATTTATTGTGTTGCAATTTAATTTGTACTACTACACAAATTTGTGGTTATGTCTTATTTATTAATCTGCAAGTGTTTTTAAAAATTCTACGGTAGTTTTAGGTACAAAAGGATAGCATTTAGCTAAAACATCAATTGTAGCTAATTGGAGATCTGCCCCTGTTTGGCTAGGAAATCTACTACCTAAACCTTCGAATACTTCTTTGATCTTAGGTTCAAGGCCATGAGACTTTTCCATCAAAAACCACTTTGGAAAGATTACAGCTTTTCCATTATGATATTCAACTTTAACCTTTTCTTTTTGAATCCTGTAACATTGATATTTATTTTCAAAAAGTGAAAAATATTTATCTGCAATTTCCTGAAGTCTCTCATTGGTTTCATTTCCAATACTAAATTGATTATAGTGCTCACCAAGTCCAAATTGTTCCACTTCTTTGTATTTTTTTAGATCATATAATAGACTGATAATATAAAAGGGATCCAAAATAAAATTTTCCACGGCCCATCTCTCATTGATTCCATGTACTTTAGTTGCGTTCTTTGGTTGATTATTCTTGTCAAAATCAACAATTCCAAAAGAAGTAGAATTGCCAAAACCTCTAATTTGATCAACAATACTATAAACTTGAGAACAATTACCTTTACCCGCACTATTGGCAATAAAATAATACTTATAACAATCAGATACTTCTGCTATAAATTTATTATGGATGCTTTGATAATACTTCACATCCGTCGGACTTTCGCAAAAAACTTGCTTTTGATTTTTATAATCAATACTTAAGTTTGGCAAGAATTCTGTTAGTATTTCTAAAGCGTTATCTTTTTCTATCTGCGTAATAAATTCAAATCCTTCTTTTTTGTTGTCTACAAGATAAAGACAATCTTCATTTGCCAAAGCTACAGTCGTTGGACTATGAGTTGTCATTACGATTTTTACATTGAACTTTTTATACAATACATCGTATAACACATAAAGTAATTTTGTTACCATCTCAGGATGAAGATGAGCATCTGGCTCATCTAGAAGAAGAATTTTAGGAAAAGTAGTAAGATCTTCTGAATTAAAAATCCATAAAACTAATGATACCAGAACACGTTCTCCTGAAGACAAATCCTGCACTTTGATTACTATCCCTTTCTCATTTACAAACTGAGGAGTAAAGGAATTTAATAAACCTACATTATTAGGGCTAGTAATTGAGATTTTTAAACCAATTTTATTGAATATCAAGTTAATATCATCCCAAGGAGGTGGCCCATATATTTCTAAAAACCGTTCTTCATTTTGATGAATTTTACTCTCAATATGATGAATATAATAATTATAAAACCTTATTCCTATTTTAGTATTAGACAATTGCTCTCCTGGAGATACTGGTAACTTACCTTTTAAATGCTTTTCGAAATTATCTTTATTTATATCAATTTCCTTTGATTTAAAATACTTTAACACGTCCTTTAACAAACTTTTAGTATCGATTTCACCTAGAAAATAATAACCATCAGGATGATTTAAAAATTCTAGGAATTGTTCAGACAAAGCATTAACTAACTTTGTAACTTCATGAACATCATTAATGTCAATTGGTAGAAATTCATTTAATTCCCAACTATTAGTAATCAGTGCAATTTCTTCTGGTTCATATATATCGTTATGTATAATTCCCGTCCGAACAGGATAATTTTGATTACTATGATTTCTAAATAATTTAAAAAGCAAATTAAGAAACTGAGATTTACCCGATCCATTTATACCTATTAAAATGTTAAAGTCTGATAAATTTATTTCGAAAGGAGGTAATGACAGCCATTGAACATCATTTTTAATTTTCATAAAAAAAGTAAAATATTTCTAGCAATTATAATAAATAATTGTGAATTATTATATTCTTGTTTATTTCAAAGTAAAAATATCGTATTTGTAAGATATTTTTAAAATTCACAAAAAAACAGCTTTAAGCGGGCGCCTAAAGCTGTTTGTCAATTATTAACCTGTATATTTTTATAATGCTCTATTAAAGAGGTGATCTAAAATAAACATTTAAATTTTGAATTGCAAAATTTTGAATAAAAAACAGCTTTAAGTGAATCCTCAAAGCTGTTAAGTATATTTTATAATAAAATAAAATTAAATATTTATGTATTTTATTCCTTTTAAGTCTAACTCTTTTAATAATTCATGCTTAATAGAATTAGGTAGCATATGAAAAACAGACATTTTTATTTGAGCAATATCATTCAACTCTTTATTATTTGATTTTTCAAATATCAGAGAAAAATCACCTCCCAACCATCTACCCTCATTTTCTAAGAATGAATTATATTTGATATTTAATCTGCTTATTATATCTTGCATCATTTAATCCCCCAATTTATAGCATCCATTATTATATCTTCTGTTTCAAGTGCATAAGCTTCTGCTCCATAGGTATTAATGTGACCCCTATCGTAATACATCAAAGTATCTTTATAAAAAGGTGCATCATCAAATACCTTGTCAAAAGAGAAACGTACGTATTTACTATTTTTAGAGCTATTAATTAAATCTAAGACCTCATTTGAAATAGGATTCCAGATTAATTCATATTTCTGATCAATATCGTGATTTTTAACGATACTTTTGTTGATTCTTATTGGATTTTTGTCAATACGTGGAAAATCTTCAAGGAATATGACCTTCTGATCTTCTCTTAAACTTGAAAGGAAGTTCTTTAATGGAGTTAACCATTTCTTTCCATCACCGGTAAAGTGTACTATAATTAATTTTGCTTTTGGAATTTCTGGTTTGACATGTTCAATCAATTTAGTATGTTGCTTAATTAATTTTTCGTCTTTAATTTCACTTTCGGGAATTCCAGGAATAGTCGGGAAACTATTATTTGTTATCGTTACAAAAGAGAACTCATTTTTCTGACCAATAACTTCTAAATATTTTTTCATCGATAATGCATGACTGTCACCCAATAATAATATTTTAGAATCTTTTTGAGTAGTGTCACCTAAAATCTCTGGACGCTTGAAAGTAGGGCCATGTGACATTGTCCCGAATTTTTGAGACATAAATTCCTCATTTTCATTAAAAATCTTTTTATTGATTGTAAGCGTCAATAGTACCATCGAAGCAGTTGCTCCACTTAATATTAGAAATGGACCGTAGAATTTTAATCCCTTTGCATTTCTCATAGTTTTTTCGACTAAATAATATGAAAGCAAAGAAGCAAATATTGTGGCAGCTACTACGTATAATTTTTCAATAGAAGTAAATTCATATTCATTTTTGTGGTAACGCAACAGAGCCATAATTGGCCAATGCCACAAATAAACAGAATAGGATATTTCACCTATATAAACAAATAAACGATTTGACAAAAAGTCATTTATCTTATTATTAGATGATATTAATATAAAAATAGTACCTATACAAGGGATGACTGCTAGTGCACCAGGAAAGGGTAAACTCTCATTAAAAAATATTGAACATCCCAGAATTATTAATAAACCCAAAGAACTGATTAACGTTGAATTCTTCTTTACAAATTCGAAATTTCTAACATTTGCAGCAGAAACAATAACACCTAATAAAAATTCAGGCATTCTTGATAGTAAAGAAAAGTACATCAATCCTGCTTTGCCGTTAAAAATATTATAAGTGCTATAACCTATCAATACTAAAGATATAATTGAAAGTACAGTTATAACATTCTTTTTACTCTTAATATACAGCAGAATTAGAGGCAAAATAAAATAGAACTGCATTTCAACTGCTAATGTCCACGTATGGAGCAAAGGATTTTCATCACTTGAAGCACCAAAATAATTATCTAGAGTTGGAAAATGATTATTAGAGTTAAATAAAAGTGTCCAAAAAAGGGATTTTTTAAATACGGTAATATCTGATCGAACAAAAAGGAATGCAACGAAAATCGATGTTATTAACAAAAAGAAAAAGTAAGGGGGTACTATCCTCTTAATACGACTTTCATAAAATGATACTAAGGAGAATGTTCCTTTATTAATTTTATGCATTATAATACTTGAAACAAGGTATCCAGATATTACAAAAAATATGTCCACTCCGACAAAACCACCTGGCATCCAGCTTGATGATAAGTGAAAAATGAAAACTAAAATTACGGCGATTGCTCTTATTCCTTGAATATCGTTTCTAAACTCCATGTTAAAAGGTTATTTTTTTGACCAAATATAAAATAATTATCATGATTTATTATTAATCAGAAATATTGTTTTATTATTTCTTTATTATCTTCAACATTATAATAATACCGCAAGCGACAATAAGAACTGAAAATGCAATCCATATAAAGCTTGAACCCTCAGGTTCAGACTTCTTGTCTTCTACTATTAAACCTTCTTTCTGTCGATGTTCCTGAGAAATAGCAACTTGCTTATTTTCTTCTGAACTTCCTGACTTCTCTTTTTCTTGTTTACGATCTTTACGGTCTGTTGTAGTTGACTTTGATGTTGTGGTTGTTTTCTCTCCTGGAGCTTCCGCTTTAGCTGTTAATTGATTGCTTAAAGTGTCGAGAAGAACAGATATTCTAAAGCCTGCAGAGTCAGTAATTAAAATTTCAGCTCCACTCTTTAATTTATCGAGACCAACCGAACCTTTAATAGCCCCCCCCTTCTTTTCTGTAATGGTAGTAGTTTCTGAATGAGTGACAATAACTCCCTTATCAACCGTAATTGTTCGCTCTATACTATCTTTTCTAATTTTCTCGATCAATGTGCTGTCTTTTCGACTGACTACTTCTAAAGTAGTTTTTAGCTTGTGCTTTTCCGACTTTTTGAAAATCGAGCAGGAAGCAAAGGTGATCACTATGACCACCAATGCAAAGATCTTATTTAGCATAATTTAATATTCTTTCTAAAGAATCAATAGACCTGTCAATTTCATGAAGTTTCATTATAACCTCTTTTTCCTTTGTATTTGGAACTCTTGAAGCTGAATTTATAATATAAAATACTAGCATCATTCCAATGGTCAACATTGCTTTTTTCATTTTTGTATTCTCCTTTCTACAGTATCAATAACATTGTTAAGTCTACTCTTGATAGCATCAACACCTTCAACCACTCCATTTAGTTTATCATCAACTTTAGTTTGTACCGCTGGTGCAACTTGATTCTTAACTTCTTCAACTATTCTTTGATTAAGATCCTTATTCTGACTTATATAAAGCCATACGAGTGCGATATTACCAAGTATGGATATGATAAGCATCAAAGCCATAAAATCTCTTTCAGCAAGCCCAAAGATCTTTCTAACATCATTTACTCTTTTTCCAATGAAATCATCTTTTTCTTCTGCCATAATTTTACTTACTAAAATATAATTCAGCCTCTGCCTTTCTCCGTCGTGTTAGTCCATTTAGAACCACACCACCTGATTTATTCCATTTTGGAAACTCATCACGAATTGTTGTATCATTTGGATTGACTTTCATTTTCTTAAACAATGTAGAGCCAGCCAAACCTTTTGCAGGCCATTTCGCAGTTTTCTCATTGCCTATTCCAACGTTATAACCGAAGCTTATTAGAGCATCAAATTGATTTTGATTGATTTTAATATTGTATTTATCTAGCCAGAAGTTTAGCTCCTTTTCGTATCTAGGCAAAATATTAGTAAACAAGTGCCTGGCTCTTTCATCAGTTATAACATCACCCTTTTTTATGAGGCTGCCATCCTCGTAATAAGTTGAACCTATTCCTATCGTCCAGACCTTTCCTGTCGCATCCCAATAAGCGGTAAGATATTTTTTTAAATTCCCTCCGGTCTCAAATTCAAATATTAGGTCAATTCCCTTTTTTCCTGTTTTCATCCTGATAAAAATTATAAATTAGCAAACGGCCTCTTAGGAATGCCTTCATATTCACCCAAAGCATTGACATAATTGTAGTCTTTTTCAACTACGGCCTCAGCTGTCCTACCACTTACCGTTAAATCTTCAATTAGCATTCTATAAAAAGTCTGATTTCCTGTTGCTGATATTTCAGGTTTGCCAATTATAATTGTCATATTAGCTGCTGAAAAACCCGTTGCTAGAGCTGCTGTTTCACCTTTATACACTCCGTTAATCCAAACTTTTAGACCTTTTCCAACCCCTTGGTATAGATAAGCTAATCTTACATCTGAATTTGGTAATGGATAATAAGTAGAACTTTGAAGTGCAACTCCCGCTATTGTCATCGTTAAATTGCCTGTGTTTGAAATGTTAGCACGAAAAGCAGTATTAGACCAATCTGTACCACCTCCATAAGTTCTTATAAAACCTCTAGCATTTCCTGAAACACCAGTATTTACCCATAGATTAAATAAGATATTATTATTTTGATGATTTGTTAAATACTCCGCAATTGCCTGTATATTTAAACCATAAGCTCCTGGCCCAGTAATTCCATCTGCAGTAAATCCTTTTTTAGCAGTTAATTCGCTACTAGATTTATTGGTAATAATTTGTCCCTGAGCTATTACTCCTAACGGTACTGAGCTTTCTCTTGCCAAATCCATAACTATATCAGAATTCTTTACGGAAAAATTATTAGTCGCTCCACGATTTGAAAAATCTGTTAAGTATATCGTTCCATTTGTGACCAAAGCATCTCGATATAGTTTTTCTCCAGAAGGGAGCGATACGTTTTTATTCTTTATTACTAATGTCATAGTGATACTATTTTAAATTTCTAATCAATGATATTATTGCTGTATTTAACCACCTCATTGCATCCGTTGCACTTTTACTTATAGTGGTTGGCACCTGTTCCCATTCTATTGTAAATCCTGGTTTATCTATTGTATTGACACAATATTTATACGAGTATGGAACATTCGGTAAATCTTCAACAACCCTTGAAAATCCATCTGAATTAAATACTGCTTGATGCTGTTTTAACTCATCGAGTGCAGAGTTTTGGCCTGAAAACACCTTCGTATTCCAATGCAAATAATTATTCCCAGACCCACTATGTAAATCAAGAAAGAATAACATATCTGTATTATTATCAATCAAAGATTTCAAAACAATACTTTCACTCAATGAAAATGGCTTAGTTCCTTTATTATCATTTGGGTTTGAAACATAATCATTTGGATATGCAGTCATTACTGTTGAGGGCGTGTAATTATTCCAAGATGTATCTCCAAGTGATTGCATATTTCTGTTAATGTCTACGCTTACGTATAATTTTGCAGTACCACTTCCCGAAATAGAGTTGTCAGTTTGTACTGTTATTGTTCGAGCATCAATAACAGACTGGATCAAGTAACCTTTATTTCCTAGAGCACTATTAGAACTATCAAAAAGTGATACCCAAGTTTTACCTGCTATATTTGGGTTTGAAAAATAGGTAGAACCATCTAGACGTCCTCCTGTATCAGGGAAATCGACTAACTGAAAGGAGACTGTGGCAATATTGCCAGTTTTAGTCCATGAGACATTGATTGGAGTTGTTTCATGAACTCGTCTACCACCCCCACTTAATGGCGTTAAACCCTCTGTACAACTAGGGGAAAGCACTGGTATTACAATAAAATGTACATTGAAACGAATCCATTCCAATAAGGGATCTAAATACCAACCTTCCACTAATGATTTAAAAAAAAGCGGTAAAAGTTTAATGTATACCTTTTCACTACCATGCATAGCTGTAGTTAACAATACTTTTACCTTTGGATTTTCTGGTTTGAAATCATATCGAAAAATAGCTAAGTCTTTGGTTGATGATCTCCCTATTTCCTCACGAGTCACATAAGAATACAAGTAATTTGCTTTACTTCTAATTTCTTCCCATCTTCCAATTATTTCATCGTATCTAATTACATCAGTATCAGTTTGTGTAAATTCTGATACTTGCGCCGGTTCATGAAATTTTTTAGAAAATAATGAGTCAATTTCTTTTACAGTCGAGGCAGTGTTAGAATTGCTCGATAGAATTCTATTGTTCTTATCTACCTCCACAATACCACCAAGATCAGGGCGATCAACGTCTTCCATGCCATAATCCTGCAACATGGAATAATCAATATTCCAATTTTCAGTTAGAATATTGCCTTTTGAATCCACAGTGATTATGTCAGGTAAAGTAAGATCCGGACGCTCAATTTCATCTACTTCATAGTTAGAAGGAAAGGCTCTTAAAGTTGTTTTAGGAAGTGAATAATCTGCAACAGCTTTTTCTTTAGGTAATGCATTACCTAGAGGATTAATAACATCAACACCTTCTTGGATAGGCAAAGCCTGCATCTTTGATATACTCCACAAAGGAATAGTCAAAGTTCCGTTCCAATATAATTGTCCCTCATTTCCCTCAGGTATTCCTTCGGTACCAGTCGGGTTTTTCAATACTATATCGTTGTATTTCCAATATCCCCAACTTGCATCAAAAAACCTATTTTGTCCTACTGGACCAGCGGGTAGAGCAACAGCTGTTGCAATAGTTGCTCCACCTTGAATTGCCGGCATGGATTCACCTTGAACAACAATAATTTCATTGAGCTTTTCTTTTGTTATTTTCATGATTGGATCATCCTCGTTTCCGACCATCATGAACTCGAAATCTGAAGCCTGTTTGGCCTCTTTAGGCCAAACCGTTTGTTTGTTTTCTGTTTCCTCAGCCATGTTAATATTTTTACTGTGAATTGTTAACCGTTTGTTTCTATCCATTGACTCCCTGAAAATCGATACCCTCTAATTATTCCACTAGCTAGTATAACAGTTCTTGAAACTGAATTATTGATCATGTAGATATCATAACCATTACCATCAATTTCTGTAACTCCTCTTGCATTTTTTATACTCACTGTACGCCCAACTTCGACACCTTCAGATGGTAAAAAAACTTTATTATTGCTTCCTCCTTTGACAAGGAAATAGTCATTTTCAGTCATATAGGTATCTGCATTCTCATTGTCAACTCTTACAGGTTCATATACTGCCCCGAGTACTTTTAGGCTTGAGAACATACCTCCATATCTTCCCCATGCCTGCCATAATTGATCTAATACATGAGTTGTTAAATCCTGTCTTCTTATCCCAAACACACCAGCTCTAACGTCGGCTATTGAAAATGGTCTTTCAATAGGTCTTTCGACGGAAGCTTCCCCTACTAATGATGCTGAAAAGTCTAATCCAGTAGATGCTGACAGAAAGCTCATTCCTGCGTTTCTGCTCAAAACTCCCCAATCACTTAAAATTATACCGGATGATGCACTTGTTGGATCTTCTCCAGGATCGATTACTTTTGATTGAAAACTGTACTCTGTGAGATCAAAGCCTCCAATTTGCCCCTTAGAAGCTTTCATACTTCCATCGTCCAAAACTTGGAAAGGTGCATTATATCTATTCGCCTCTGTGGCCCCTGCCCATAATCTTTGAGATAGATTTTCAAAGTCATTCAATCCTGAAATACCAGCGTTCACAAAACCATCAGATCCGACTGTGATCAATTGAGCAAATAAGCGTTGTACATTGATCAAATAAGCTGTGATGACATCTGTGTCAATTTGCCCTCCACTAATAAGAGTAAATCCTTTCGTCGCTTGAAAAGATCGTAGTCCGTCAATTACACTTGACAGGATACCAAAATTGAAATACCAGTATCCGGCTTCAGAATCTGTCATTTTTTTATCTTTGGATAAAACCCATTCACCCGTCAAAGCTGTACGACTTACTTTTGCAGATAAATAGTATTTTTCTAAAGGTTCTAAATTCGATATACTGAAAGGATCTAGAATCCAAATATTTCCTATTCCTATCACCTCATAAACTTTATGGATAAGGCGACCACCAGACATTTTAAATGTATTCGGATCACCTGCAACATTTAAAATCATCGAAACGCCATCCAAATCATAGTACTGTGAAGGAGTTCCAAACCAACCAGCAATAGCTTCTTGCATTGGATCCTCTAATTTTCCATCTGGATCAAAGACACTTGATCTAAATTCTGTTAACGCTTGGACATTGCGACGATCTCGCTCCCAACTGGCTTTGTTATACTGTGTAACTACTTCCTTTTGTTCTTTAATGTCATTCTGAATCTTTTCAAAAAGCGTATAGGTAACTTCATTTCCAATAACAGCTTCGAAAGACATTCCATTTTCAATTACTTCTGGATAATGCGCGGGGTAACTCAACTCAGTTATCCTAATTTCAGCATCAATACCTTTATCGTTATCCACCAACCTAACTATATCACCAGCCTCCAAATTAGTGGACCACCTTTTCAGTTGGATATAATCAACTTCCAATTCATAAACTATACGTGGAATGCTGTTACTATCTAAATATTCTTGACGTTTTGCCGTGAGTTCAGCAGTTGCTGCATCTATGTATGACTGTGGCATTCGAATACCTATTAAAGTGTATTTATCCCCGATTTCAGCATGCACATTCTCAGTTGGAAATAAAGCTCCATTCCCTTCATCATTAGCTTTGAATCGGATCGTTTTAGTTGAGTTATTATAGCTATGAATTTCAAATTGATTACCCTCTAATAATCCCGATTTAAATACTACATATGCTGATTCTCCTTCGATTCGTTGTCCATTCAGATCAAAATCTATTGCTACATCTGTAATGGTAAAAAATTGCTTATTAATCTGAGAGATAGCTGTAATAGTACTAGTACGTTGTGGGTATATATCCTCATCAATTAATTCTCCTTCACGAATTCCGTATAGGCTAACGTTTTTTTCAACATAACCAGGAATGTTGAAATAATTAAACATTCCTTCTGGAAGGTTCTTATCACCACCTCTTGCATAAGCACGTGTTACTATTTTTTTATTTTGAAGCGATTTTCTTGATAAACTATATAAACCATTACCTTTTCCGTATTCAAATGTCAATGCTCTCGGTGTACCAATAGTTTTCTTTAATGATATTACCTTACCCCTTATCCCCCATTCAGCATTTAAAGCCTGAGCTACCATAGTAAGAGCATCAAGTATATAAGTACTATCAAATTCAACTGTCACTCGTCCTAAGTCCTCAAATTCTCCAATGGTCCATCCGCTATTTTTTGAATTTGCACAATCAACGATCAAATGCAACCATTCTTCAGTTGTACCACTGAAAGTGAATTTTCTACTACCTAGGTGATCAAGAAAAAGAGTTGATAATGTGTGTCTAGTACCTTCAAACACAAAATCGTAGGATGATATAAATCGGCTCATCTTTCTAAAGTCTTCAACCTGATTTAATGTATATTCTTCCCCTTTATACAAAATAGTATCTCCAACGCGCAATCCTAATGATGCTACATTATCATAACTAAATGAAAGCCCATGCTCAGCCATAATCTTATTACTGTATTTTGCAGCATTAAGTGGGAGCATTATTATATCCACACCGTTTCGTTTTACCTGAACTTTCATTAGAATAATTGTTTTTGCTTCTCAAATAAAATCGGTTGATCAGGGTAACTTAAAATCAGACCATTTACATCTGCCAAATAGAAATCTACGCCAACTGGATCAAAGTTGTTTTCCAATATCAAAGTGAAGTCAGTGTATATAAACCCACTTTGCTTACGTGGATTAATTACAGTTAGATTTGGAGAGCCTATGTAGCGCAATGCGAATGATCTACCTAAAGCATCAACTCTAAGATTAAATCCCTCGGGTTTTTTAAAAATCTCCAGTAAAGCATCTCGTTGATTTTGCAAATCGTTAAGGCTTGAAGATTTTAGATAACATTTTATATTATACTGAATAGCCTCAAAGAACGTTGGTGATGTAGTATCATAATCCTTTCCATGTTCGTCCATCCAATTATGAAATGCACGTTCCTTAGTCTCCGGAAATTTATTCAATTCGCTCCATGTACCGCGCTGAAAAAATAGTCCGAATGCACTACTGGCTACTTTATTTTCAAGTTCGAAACTCATCTTTTAAAAACTTTTATTTTTGACTGATCAAAAGACTCCTGAATCAACTCACTATCTTTCAACTCAACCATAACAATAGCATAGTCCATTGATGTAATCATTAAAATCCCACGTTTCGCATAGACAGAGCAAACTTCGTAATTATTGATTTCAACACTTACCTGCCCGCCTAGAAGAACAAGAAATCTTGGATTTACAACTGTATGAGAGCCTTTAAAAAAAATATTTTCTTTCTCTAAATCCAGTTCGTATTTTTCTAAAATGTGAAGTGGAATAAAATCCTCCTGCATTATAAATTCAATACCTTTTGGAGATTTCATCAATCTAATCAGATCATGAATACTTGTAGCCTCACTTATTTTTTGTAGCCCGAAATTGCACCCATTGTGCTTTTTAACATGATTATAGATTTCCTCACTAAACATTAAAACCTCCCTCCCAAATTTTTATTAATAGATTGAAGTTCACTAACTGCAGTATCCAATCTTTTTACTGTCTCTCCTGTATTTACTTGTATTGAGTTTAGTGCTGTTAATTGATCCAACGCCACGGCCAGTTGCTTTACCATAGTAATTCCCTGAGCCTTGCTTTCGTCAAATGATCTTTTCAACAATTCGGTTTGAGATCTAACAAGACCACTATTTTCACTAATTGACGCTTCCGTAACTTCCCTAGCTATTGAACTTTTCAATCCACCACCAGAGGAAAATCCATCTTTACTTAAGCCCAATTGCTTATACGCTTCCTCCAAAGCACTCGTGAATCCTTTTCCAGCCGAATCCACTTTATCTTTCCAAATCGTAAAATCAAAACCATTTAAAGAATTGTCATTTGATTTCATGTAATCAGCCAATTGACCTACCATCTCATTAATAATTGGTTCGATCATTTTCAATTTCAATGAATTAACCAATGCGTTTTTAATAAATTTATCAAAGGTTTCATCGAGTGCATCGATAGCGTTTTCACCTGCTTCAAAAGCATTAACTAATGCATCAGCAAGTGAATTAGATAAGTCTTTAAAAGTAGTTTGGACTAAGTTTTCAGTAATAGACTTCTGGATTTCTTCGATCTGATTATTTATCGAATCAATTTCATTGTAATATCCTTTGACCTTATCCTTATCAGTTTTCTTTTTATCTTCCTCAGATTTTGCCATTCCCTCAAGAAGCCTTTGCTGTTCTTTTAAATTGGAAATTGCTCTATCACTGTCGGAGTAATAACTTTCACCTACACTATTAGAAATCTGCTTTTGCAACCTATCATACGCTTTGCCTAAAGATTCAAGCTGATCTTTATATGCATCTATCTGCTTCTGAATCTTTTTGTCTTTAGTATTGAAAATATCAATAACAGAAGTCAGGGTTTTTATACTTCCGGTTATTACTGCAACTGGGTTTCCTGAAGCAATACCCATTGCTAATTCGGACATGCCGCCTACGAGTTGACCAATTTGATTAACTGTTTGCTGAGTTCCTTCACTAGCACCTAGAGACCCTAAAAGTCCACTCACATCACCAATTATCGCAGACGCATTTTGCAAATCAACCGCCAAAGCAGTAAACATATCCTTTTGGGATTTTTTAGCCTGATCAGAGTCTTTTCCATAAAGTGCAACTTGTTCTCTATATTTCTTTAATGCACCTGCAGATGCAATCCACGATTTATCAAGATTAACAGTTGCTTCAGCATTATCTAATTCAAATGATCTTTCTTCAAAATCTCTATCAGACATTCCTTTATCACGCTGTTCAATTAAAACTTTGCGAGCTGCTGCAATAGCTTCTAATGAAGCTTTTTTGCCAAGAAAAGAAAGTCTGCGAAACATTTTCTCTGTATTCGCTATACGTTCATATTGAGCTACTAGGATAGCGCTTTTCTCATCTTCCAAGCCTTTTTTAAGAATGGCTTTTTGCTCCTCTGAAGCGTTTATTCCTAAAGAAGAAAGATGCTCTTGGTACTTTCTTTCTAAGTCTAATACCTGGTCATTAAATGATTTAGATGCCTGAATTGCAGAAATATATTTTGCATTTTGTTTATCTTTTTCTTCCTTATCATAGGAATCAATCATAAGCTTCAAAGCTTTAGCTCTTTCTTCCTGAGCCTGAGTAAGCTTCACTGCAGATCCCGAAAACGTAGAACTTTCTGCTGTAGTTTGTAGAGCAATGATTTCCATATACTCTTTTTTGAGACGTTCGATATATCCTTTAAAAGATTTCAGCTCCCCAGCATATCGCTTATCGGCTTCTTCTTTGGACGTTTGAGACACAAACGAATTGTATTCATCAAGGAGTATCTTTTGTTGATTTAATGACTCAACTAATTTCTTGGTGCCAAATCTTGTCTCAGCTTCACTCACTTCAAAATTTTCACTTGCAAGTAACCCACTTGTGTCTACTCTTTGACCTTTGTTCTTGGGATCATCATAAAACTTTCTAACTTCTTCTTTTATTTTAGCATATTTATCTCGAATTGATTCAACCTCTGATTCATCTCTAGACAATTGATTTCTTGAAGCAATCTCATTGATTTTATCAATTTCCAATTGTAGGGAACGCTGACGCTCTATAGCTTTTCTTGAGTTTTCAGCAAGTCTTTCGGATTTTTTAGCAGCAGCAGCTTCTGCTCTTTCTCGCTTTAATCTTTCTTTTTCTGATTCTTCGGAAATGCCGGCATCAGAAACTTTCTTTTTACCAGAAAAGTCATAACCTTTGGCGCTCCGGATCTGCTCCATACGAGACAAATGGAGTCTAGCAAGAGATTCTTGTTTTTTGTATTCGTTTACGGTGTTTTTATCTTCACTTAACCTTCCTGAAAGCACAGCTGCCTCGTACTCTAGAGAAGCTTTAGCCATTTTATCTGAATATTCTTTAGCTAACTTATATGATTTTTCAAAATCCTGTTTAGTCATGTTACTGAACTCTGTTCTTATCCAGGCGTTTGATCCGTCTCCAATTTTGCTTATTTCTTTATTATACTTCTTTACATCATCAAAAACCTTCTTTAAACCTAAAGCATCATTTATCTGACCTCCTCTACCCCAATTAGTTGGATTAATACGAGTAAAAAACTCACCCCAAGATTTCGATGTAACAACATTCGTTATACCTTCTAACATCTCAGCAAAGAATCCAACCACAGCAACAGAGGCAACTCCAATCGCACCTGATCCATTTTCGATTGAAAGAACCATATTATCCCAAGCAATACCGATTCGTGCCGATTGATTTACGATTTTACCTGATGCAGTCTCAAATTCTGCATCCATTGCTCCAGTGGCGTCCTTTACAGTAACAAGTGCATCTTTTAGAATCTCAAATCCGTTTGAAGCTAACGAACCAAGAACTGCTTGATCTCTGATTGCAGTAATTCCAACAGCTTCCAGTGATTTATTAAAATCAGCAGCAGACTTACCAGTGCGATTCAAACCGCCGATAAAATCGATTAGGACCCCACTAGCATCTTCTCTAAATCTTTTACTTAAATCAGCTTGAGTGCCGCCTACTAATTTCAAAACAGTTCCTAAGCCCTTACCAGACCTAATCACCTTTTCAAGTGTTCCTAAAGTTCGGCCCATTGTAGACCCAACGAGCTCAGCCTCTACACCTACTGATTTAGTTGCTGTAGCAAAAGCTAACACCTCTTGTCTTCCAACTTTATATACACCAGTTGATTGAGCAATCTTGGTGGCATTACCTAAAATTTCATTTTCAGTAGCAGCAAAGTTGTTTCCTAAATTTACTATCTCGTCACCAAAGGCTTTAACATTTTGAACACCACCATCAGTTAAAGTAAGTAAACGAGCAATTTCAGAACCCCCTTCTTCTCCTGAGATATCTGAAGCTGTTTCAAGTTTTGCTAATGCCTCAGTAAATGCAAGAATATTTTGAGAACCCTTAACACCTAGTTGTCCAGCAACTGTAGCATACTCTAATAGTTTAGTGGTTGATACAGTTTGTAAGGCTCTAGAAAGTCCGATGATATCATCTGCTAATCCCTGTAGAGCCCGCCCTTCTAATCCCGTAGTTTTACCAACATTCAGTAAACCATTATTGAAATCAATTACCGCTTGTTTATTTTTAAAGAAAAGCCATATTAAAGAACCTAATGCTGTAATTAATAATCCAATCGGAGATAACACAAATGCTAGAATGCCTTTGCCCATCGAAATAAATGAAGAACCTAATTCTTTAATCGCACCTGGCTTAGTTGCAAGGTCATCAATAGAGGTTCCGAAATTGGCTAATTGGGCATTAACATTACCGATAATAGGCACTAAGTTGTCTAGAGCACTTGCGTAATTCCCTACATTTCTTTGATGCAGACCTAAACTGGCATCAATCTTTTTTATACCTTTATCTAAGTATTGAGTTTGAGCAACTAGCCCACGTGCTTTATTCGCAAGTTCTTGATATCCTGCAGAATTCTTTTTACCTTGACCTTCAAGCTTGAACATTTCCGCAAGGACATCTTTTGACTCCTTACGAACATTTGCTAATGCTTGATTTAGTTGGTGGTATGCACTACTTTCTTTCTCAAGTAGTTTACGATTCTTTTCAAGATTTTTTTGACGCAGTTGCTCGGCCCTGTCAGCTTCTTTTCGAGATTTTTCGGCATCCCGTAATACTTTATCAGCTTTTTTCTGTTCTTCTGCAGACTTCCTGCGTTCCTCAGCTTGATCTTTTAAAGCTTTGTTATATTGTTGAAGATCAATTTGACCCTGCTTGTATTGAGCATTTAATTCTTTTTCCTTCTGAATAAGTGATTCTGTTTGATTCTGTTTTTCAGCAAGTAGAGTTTTAGCTTCAGATTCAATTTGTTTGAGAACATTTAAATCACTTATTTCTTTAGATCGTTCTTCCCGAAGTTTACGTAAAGAAGCTATACTTTCAAGTTGAGCTTCTTTAAGTTTCTTTTGAGCATCAGTCAATTGGTTTAATGAAGTTGTCGACTTTTTTGAATCAGCCGAAGTATCACCCAAGCCATTAGCAGACACACCGCTACCCTTGAGCAATTCGCTTATTTTGCGCTTAGCTTCCTCATCATCGACAACTACTTTATACCGTAAATCAGCCATAAAACAAAAGTAACGAATGCGTTAAGCTGCGTTAACTAATTGTAGTTGTCGATATGAGTATTGACAATATTAATCGCCACCTAATCCATTAAAAAAGTCGAACATATCAACTGTTTCACCTGTATCGTTAGATTTTCCTTCCTCAGTCTGTGATGGAAGTACTAAGCTATAAAGAAGGAGATTTTGATAGGTAATCTTATACTTAAGATCTTCTTCGGTCATCCATCCTTTAAAAGCAATAGCAGTATTAGCAACTATTGACCAAGGGCTTCCTTGTCCTGGGTAAGATTTATCACTAGGCTTCTGGCTAAAGTTAAAGAGTCGAAAAAAGGCGATAGGTCTAACCTCCCGTAGACCAGTCGGAACATCTCATTTATCTGTCCGTTTGTAAATTGATACCTAAGTGCGTAAGAAAGATTTTGATAGTCGGATATTGGATTATTGTTAATAGCCATAGCAATTACATCAGTAAGTCCGGCCACATTATCCCTAAGTAAAGTGAATATTTGATCAGAAGACGGTAAATCCTGAATTTCTTTCACCCCTGTCATTTCCATTATCCGTAATGCTATATCTTGAGCAATTCCAGATGATATACCACGGAGTTCTAATCGTACATTTTTTTTTAATCGGAATATACGTCCTAGTAAATTTGTCCTTGGTAATAGTACTTCACCAATAAAATCTGGTTTATCATTGAAAGTTTTAACAATGAGGCGCTGAGCCTCTATCGGAGATAAATTATCTTGTTCTTGCATATTTGGAAAGGAATTAAGAAACCCCTACTAGCCAACCTTTCCACAAGAGTGGTGTTCGGGGTATGTTTTAAGTAACAAGGCTTATACCTATGCTACCGCTACTTTTTCGTAGTACCATGGAGAAACTGCATCACCTTCTGCATCAGTTACTGCTTGAGCTTCTGATGTGAAACCTAAAGCAAGGAAATCTGTGCCATCTTTTGTCAATGCATTTTCCATTCTACCAATAACAGCTCCATTAAGGATTACCATCACAAACTTGAAACCTAATCTAGGCTTACTCGTTAATCTTACTGCAAGATTAACTTCTGCAGTTCCATCAATAGGCGCTTCGAATTTTGTGGTTGCAGTTGAAGCTGCATCTCCTTTAAAAATCAAGTCTGCTATTTTTGGGTCTAAGTTTAATGATTTACCAGTAATACTTGCGCCATCACCTTCCTCACCTACAACAGCCCAAGTACCAGATTTATCCTCAACTTTAATTTTCTGCAAAGTTTTCTCAGGAATATTTATAGATACTGAACCCATTTCAATATCTGTGAACTTTACCCATCCTGTTGTTGGTAAAGTTCCGTTTGCACTAACTGGCGCAAACTCTATGCTTTCTACTCCTTTTACTGGAAACATATTTTTCTTTGTTAGAGATCAAATCGAATATTTTTGCCCTTCATCGATTTGATAGTTAATATTCTATTTTTTACTAGCTTATATCTGTACGTAGGAAATTGTAATTAACCTGAATATTTAAGAGCCAATCATTATTATTTCCTTCAAGTTCTCCTGGATTGCGGAGTCTCAAAGAAAAATCAAATCCGTAATGACAATCAACCGCCTTAGTAATTTCATCTCCAAGGAATCTCATACGGACTACATCAGGTTGTGTATTGTCTTTTGCTATTGGATTTTCGGCAGTTTGGTTTTTTAGATTAGGTAGGTGGATATTGATATTAAAAATACCGCCTTGTTTTTGATCTGCATCAAATATCAGTGAGTTTATAACAATATCTTCCTTTGTAGAATTTAACCGTCGTTGCACTATGCGTATTTCTCCATTGATTAAATTAGAAAGACCGGCATTTACTAATACTTGCTTGATATCATCCATAGCATCAAAAACACTTTTAATAGTCTTTGTCATACACTAATGTTATTAAACGCTTGATCTAATGATTTTTCAATCTCACGAGAAGCCATTGCAAGTACCGTTAAACCCCTTGACTCCAACCAACTAGCATATTCTGCACCTGCAACAATAGTTATACCCCAACCTTTTGATTCACGTAACTCAGCGAAAGCTTTTTCTTTACCCTGCTTTAGACCTGGAGCTTTGTCGGTACCATAAGGACTTAATTCGAAATCTTCATGCAACACCTTGCCATCACGGAATATAATCCCACCAGTACTAGAACGCAACTGTCCTGTCTGATCATCATAACCTCCATCTGCACGCATTTTTGCTCTTTGAATTTTCAAGGCTTCGGCAAGGACTAGTTTAAATGCTTCAAGAGTTTGGTTATCCAATTCAGTATACATTTCCTGTTGGACCAACTCTAACTCTGCAGGTGTCATATCTAAAACCAATTTATACATACCCTTCATTATTAAACATAAGCGACACAATGCATTTGACCTCTATGAAATAACGCAATAGATTCTTGCCATACAATCACTTCACCGTTTCGATCATATCCTGTAATTAGTTCATCAATAAGAAGCATTGGAGAGTCTACAGGCATAGCAATTGTGAATTTTGCATCTACCTCACTCCCATCTTTCACCTTCTTAATACCTGTACTACGGTTGTTTGGATAGAACCTGCACTCGTGCTCACTACCGTCCTCCCTAACCAACTTATCTGGGTATATATCAATCATCATGATTAATGAGTGTTTGAAATGTCAACAAAGCCAGAATTAGCAGGGGACTCGTCGATTCCCCAACGAAGTAGTAACCGACGGCGTAATACCTCCAAAGCATCAGCATCTTGCTGAGTCATTTGATAATCCAATTCCTTTACAGATTTTGGCTGTGTTAAAAGGAAGTCTATCAACCCTGCTCGGGAAAGATCCAATGCTTTGGTCTGGTCTTTATCTAGTGGTAGGCGCTCATCATTTACGTTTAACCCATTCTCCTCTAAAATCATTTCGACTGTTGCATCAGGGAACTTATATCCCATCGACGACACTAAAACTTCCTTTACACTTGCCATATGCCTTATCCTTTCTTAACTAACCCACGTTCAACACATAGATCTAAGCGGGCCTGCTCGAAGTGAGAAACATCGTCACCTTCAACCCATTTTTTACCGAAATTATCTCGATCTGCGAATGGAGATACAACAGTATACTTCTTTGGCTTTTTATTGTCCTTTGCTTTCGCATCTGCATCAGATTTTGCTTTTTTATCAGCATCTTCTTTAGCTTTTAATTCGCGCGCATCAGCTTTTGCTTTAGCTTCCTCTGGTATTTCAACCTCAGATCCTACTGTAATACCTTTTGCAACTAAATCTGGGTTGTATTGCAAATCCAGTTCTGTTACGATATGCTTTACCAACTTTACCTCACCTGGTGTGGAAGTTGAAGGAGCGCCAGTCTGCGCCCCTTTTGTATCTTTTGTTTCTTCGGCCATTATGCTTGAATTTGTGTCGAGTCCAATAAATAAACTTCATCAATTGCAGTTACAATAGGTACAACTCGAGCTTGAGCCCGGGTAACCTCTTTCAATGAAGGCGTAGTTGTTCGAAATTTACTTACGAGAATGTATTCATTGGCCTTTTGGTATTCAACTCCTGCCTCTTTGTGGTTCTCTTCGGCTAATTTTGCATAAACTAATTCCCCTACAATCTGATTAGCCACAAAAACCAATGCACCAGACGCAAAAGGTTTAATCTTAGTTCTTTTTGCATTCTTCTCAACACGGACGGTACGATCTACTTTTTCAAAGATAAAACCGAATTCCTCCATCATTAATTCGTTAAGCTTTTTAAAGCTTAAATTTCTAATTGTAGAGTTAGATGCAGAGTTATCGGCATTAAAAGTATATTGATCTTTGACCTCATTTGATTTAGAAATCAAAGTAGCGGTTGGCGTATCAATTAAGACTTTTGTTATTTCAACTCCATCTTCAATCGCCTTTTCAATCACTCGTCTAATATCAGCAAGAGGTGTTGATGTAGCAGGATTGGTCCATAAGCTTGCAACTCCAAATTTGTTTTCGGTTTTATATTTGTAATCACACCTCACACCAATACCTGTATTATTTTCAGGATCATCTACCAAAGCAACTCCTGTCGAAAGCCCTTGTAAAAATATAATCTCATTCCGTTCGTAGATAGCGCCAATTGCCTTTGGAGTATCTGCAAAAAGTTTCGCTATTATTTGACCATTGGTTGCTCCTGTAGCGATTAGAGTATCAAGAGCCGTGAGTTCCGACTCATTCAAAGATAGTTCAATAGCTTGCTTTGGTATATCTCCTGATGCCTGAGCGATTGAATCTCTCATTATTACAGGAATACTTGAATCCATAGCCACCAAATTGGCTGCCACTAAACTAAATGACGCCGATAGACTTTCCCATTTTCCTGTTAAAGAGAACACAGGTTTTAACATCGTTTGATGTAAATAAACCTGAGGACGCTTAGTGTCGTTCAATGTTTGAACTGTTCGTACAATAATTCCAGGAAAGAATTTTTGCACCCATTGAATAAATAACGATTTTTCCATTAGTCTGCTCTAAAATCAATTAAAGGCTTTAAAGCATCTATCGCATCCGTAGTAGGTTCGATATAACACGCCTTATGGTTAACTGTTCCCCTTACCAATAGCCCAGCGAAGGGTTTCGCTGTTAATAATGAATTAATCAAAATATGCGCATACTCATAACCTGCAGGCAAAGCTTCGTAGGCTGTTGCATCTGCATTTACTGGCATCGGCTTATATATATTTCCTGTTGCTGTATCCTTTATAATGATATGCCCAGCATTGATTGTTTTTGGTGTAAAATCAGTAACATCAAGTGTGCGACCACCCCGCACAGATTGAAAGTTATCCACGATAATCACGGTATCCCTCGATGTATCAATGATAACAGTGTCGTTGTTTAAATTTGCTTTTGTTCCCATTTGATTTCTTATTGTAATCCAATTTCGCTCATCACAGAATCCAGCTCTTCCTTAGATGCCTCTGCGATTTTACCGTCTTTTCCGACGCCAACAAACGGTGCATCATTTCCTAATTTACTTTCAGCAGTTGTTTGAATGTGTGAGGTAAAGTCCTTTTCAACATCGCCAAGGTATTCTTCAAATGCAGCATCATCAGCAAAGTTCATTCTACCAAAGTCACGTAATACACGTCCAGCATAATCTGCATCTGCATCTTTGATTTTAGCTTGAATCAGTGACTTACGATCACTAACAACCTTATCGCCTTTAAGAGCTTGCACAGTTTCTGTTAACGCTTTTAAAGCTTCCAACACAGCGGTATCTTTGGTTTCCTCAGATTTCTTCACTTCTTCTTTTTTGGGATCTTCCACTTTGGTCTCTGTTCTCTTTTTTGCCTCTGCCTCCAACGATCTAACTCGATCATCTTCCTTAGCTATATCAGCAAAAGGTAATGCTTCATCCAATGTGACCAACTTAGCTTCCAATTCCGCCTCATCCTTAACCTTTCCCTCTAACCTGCTTGCAAGTGCGTCAATACGCGCCTGTGAAAGTTGCACGCCCCCAAATTTTGATTGGAGTAATGCTTTAATTAGTTCTTTGATATTCATCCGTTTTTGTTTTTTAGTAATAGCCCAAAAGGGATGGCCGTCCCACTCAGTATATGCCCAAATTCATTGGCACACCACAACGGAATGCCATCAAACAAATTTACCTAGGTATGGTATGTGGGGGAAATAGTTGTGATTGTCAGTAACACTGTTGACAATTTGAGCTTGTCTCGCGGTGGTTTACGGTAATCCATATTTAATTGAAATATTTTTACCGTATCTTAACCGTATTTTTAACTAATATGGGTTTTATGAAAAGAATATTAATGTTAGGATGCCTGCTAGTATGTTTTATTTATGGCAAAAGTCAGGAATATGGAGATATTAACAATCTTGATAAAAAAAATGGATTCAAAAATATCACATTAGGTGATTCTGTATCGAATAAAGAGAGATACAAATTCCTAGGAGATGGAGCTGACTCTACTGTGTTTTATGATGTAATTAATGAAGAATTGAAAATTGGGGAAATTCCATTAAAATCTATTTCTGTAAGTACATTCAAAGGGCAAGTCGCATCAGTATTTGTTATCTATGAACATTCGAAAGGGTATCTAATAAAAGATGTTTTAAATAAAGCATATGGGATTTACACTGACCGTCCCAATAGGTTTATGGACAAGTATGATTGGGAAGGAAGAAAGGTTAAGATCCATCTTAATTATGACAATTCTGGCAAGGATGGTGTGATGATGATCATATCAAAAGATTTGGACAGACAAATCAAGGAGGTTAGAAACTCCAAAACAAAGAAGGCAATTGATGATTTATAAAAAAGGCCCTCTATTTGTGAGGGCCTTTTTATCTATTTTACTAATTCACCTTTCGTTTTATCTACTTTAATAGTTCCTTTTTCAGTATAATCTTGTAGATCACCCTTCGCATCATATTTTTTACCCTTTGCAGAATATGATATAATTGCGTTTTCCTTATCATCAGAAATTTCTAATTCTATATTTCTCGTTTCTCCAGTTTTTGGTGTCCAATTCAAAATCGAAAACGACTTAGTCCAATTTGTTGTTGTTTGACCAAATGGAGTATGAATATTAAGGTTGCTAAGATATATCTTAGAATCACTTCCTATTGAAGCTTTAATCAATTGATCTTTATTTATGATAACATATTTTCCACCTTCAACAACATCAATATATGATGATATTGTATTTAATAGTTCACCTTTGTGTGAATACAATCTAAGTTTACCCCCAGATATAAAAGAAATTACTTCGTAAGATTTACTTAGTCTCACAAGTTTCTCCATGTCGGCATCATTATCCCTAATCGGGTATACTGTTCCGTCAACAACATTGATAATGATCAAATGACCAGAATTAACAATGTCAGAATCACTAATTAGTGAAAAGTAAAATAAGTCATCAAATCCTTTTACTGGAGATACGATCAACTTTTTATATTTCCCTTTCACTCCTACTTCTAATTGTTTTGATAATTTTGCAACAACTTTATTCTCTGGAGATACGAGAGAGAACAAATATCTCTCATTGTTAATACCGCCAATCATATAATTTCCTTCGTTCGGTAACCTGTTAAACCCTATTATTGGATAATCCTTCATTTCAGGTAATGCCTTTTCAAGTTTCGCGAGCAATATCTGTTCAGGTGTTTTAGTTTCTTCTATCTGCTTAATCGGATCATCCGATGAGCTTTTACTGCAACCGGACAGTGCTAACGATGCAGCAAATAAAACTGGTAATATTCTTTTCATAATGTGTGTATGTTAACACAAACTTAAGGAAAATAACACTTAATCTTCAAAATATAATTCGTTAGAAGAAATCTTTAAAAAATTTAATTGAGGGTGCATAACCTGTAATGATAGTAACTATTCCACTTATTGCTGCAATAATTGAGAATATGGCAGTGATAATTTTCATGAATCCACTATTTTTTATTGAGATCATTGTTGGCGACTTTATTAATCCAAAAAAATGTAACAATGTAAATGGAGATGAAACAATTTCCCTGACGCCCTGTCTAAACCATATTATTGGATTCCAGATATCTTTAGAGGCATATTCCATTTTCTCTATTTGTACACCTATAAACCGCAATAGACTGTCTTGAGAAGAATTAATATGAAACTGATCTAGAGTCCGATCTCTAAATTTTGGCAAAGTATTCAATATTAATGAATACTTTGGCACTTCTAAACCTCCACTAAAAAAATGAGTTTCACTCATTTTTCCCATTTTACTAGTTATTTTCTCTACGTTTAGTGTTAACCAAATATATAATTCACGGTCATATATTGGGCTTTGGTTTATATTATATATATTCTCATCATAACTATTACACAACTGAACAAATTTATCAAGGTATGTCTCGGCAAATTTTATTTTCTTAGACAGTGTGAAATATTGTTTTAATACATTATATATACCTATAGATAGTATTATTATAAAAACTATAATAATTTGATAATAAGAAAAGGACATCGTGTTTTATATTTTTTTCTAATATAATTAATTTTAATATTAAAAAATATATAATTAGACTTCTTTATCTAAACAATTACTTACTCTAAAAATAACGCTGTATTATTCCCAAAAACTCACCTCCATTTCTACTCCGATTAATTCGTAAAAAAGGTTTTGAAGTTGGTGGACGAATTGGATATTTATACCTGTGGATTTATCATAAAAGACATTACTGCATTGTCTGTATCCAATTAATCTATTATTTAATAAAAGAGATTGACCATCTGGGAACTTTGTAGCTCCTAACTTCATTAATAGTTCTGAACTTATAATGATAGGCTCTAAATCACTATAATCACATTTTATCCCGTCACCAATTAAAAGGTGAGTTTGTGTAAGGGATTGGATCTGACCATAATGTTTAGTCTTCATCACACTAAGTATTGCCCAATTACCTATTCTTAAATCTTGTGGTTTCATTTTCTGTCAGTTAAATAGGCTAATAAAATTAATTTGACATCTGTTTTTTCAGGAGCTTCATACTCAATTTCAATACTATCTTGTTCCATTTCTTGCATCCTTAAAAGAGTAAAGTGTATAAGAATTCTCAAAACAGATTCGTTATTTACTGCACCTTTTTTTATCTGATTGATCAAGAATCGCGACCATATTTTTGTAATTATTTTTTTCATAATCGTATCTTTAGTTTCTTGTATAATCCAGGTGAATAAAAAAGCCGTGGGAAAACGGGGAGAGTCCCCACGGCTAAACCAATTATAAACCTAAATTATGAAGTGGAGAAGGATGGAATCGAACCACCGTTTCAAGATGGTAGTAACTTTCGCTTTCCCACTAGTCTTGCGTCCTAACCCCTAGACGACTTCCCCGCCTGCTTTCACTTTTACCCAAAGGAAAGTCTGCATACACATAACGAAGGGGATACTGACCAATATTTTACGTGTTTTACAATATCAAACCATTTGCACGCCATTTTTACTTTAGTTTAAGGTCATTCTTAAATGATAACAGGACCTTTGAGGACAGAGCGGGTATCGAGCCCGCGCTTGGTCAATCAGGAATCAAACCTGCATTGTGATATTTACCATCTGTTCTATTTAAGCTAGGGCAGGATTTGACACCTGCACCAACCAAAGCCACACTACTACACATCTTCATGTTTCGTTGAGTCGAATTAGGAGCTACTTTACGCCCTATTGCTCGCTACGTCTCTATTCCGCCACCTTGCTATATCTTTAAAAACATCTTCCTCAGGGTCATTAGGTGGAAAAAATTCCGAAAACCACCACGGGCAAGACTTTATGCCCCCTTCTTGCGTTATGATTCACTCAGCCATACCCGACGGCTAAAAGATGTTTTTGATTTCAATGAACTATAAAACGACCGTCGCAGGCTAATAGGGCGTTATGAGCACCCTTGATCAAGCATTTATGATCCCTTATTGTATTTTGATTTACTCACCTTTCGGAAACGGTCGTTTTGTTTTTTATCCCAACCGACTACGTGTCGTTAGCTTCTCGCTATTGGGTTATGTTTTGCCTTGCGCTAACACTACAAATATAAAAATTAAAATAAACAAAACAAACATTAATTAAACATTTTACACATTTAATTTTTATTTATTGATTAGGTTGCGTTTACGGGTTGGTTGGGGTATATTTGAGATTAAACAATTAGCCATATGAATAGAGATAGAATACAACAGCACCTTCGTTTTTTACGAGAGGACATACTTGATAATGTTTCAGGACAATACTATACCTATATGAACGGAAAAAACAAAGTTATCAGAACTTCTGCCGAAAGAAAGCTTGATAATGGATGTAATTATGCTAATAGATACCTAGAAAGAAATCCAGATTTATTTGATTTCATGGTCGCCCATCATGGTTGCGAACCCGCTTTTTTAGAGTATCCCCAGTGGAATCATATAGAAAAAGATAGTGCGGAATATATCCGTGCATTAGAAGAGTTATTAGCTAACACACCTGAATAAATAAAGGCGCCAGAGCGGCGCCCTATATTTAACTAGCATCTTTTAATTTCACCAAAGGTTTATCTGCATCTACAGCTACTTTTGCACCATCTATTATCTTCTTAATCTCATCCTGGACATTGGTTACTAATCCAGACATACCAATCGCCGTTTCCTGACTGATCAATCCCCCGTCTTTAGCTTTAATTGCCAAATCAACATCAGCGTCTAAATCTTCAAGTTTGAAATGCTGTGCTTCGAATGTCACACTAAGTGAAGCTAAAGGAACTTTTAAAGTTGTTTCCATGGATGCAAGCAACGCTTTCTCCAAATTAATACTCCTTTGGATCAACTCTCCATAGCCGCCTTCAATTTCTTTTCTACTAGCTAGATGAGCATCGATAAACACACGATCAAAAGCAACACCAGATAGATCACCTAAAGCTTTCATTTCTTCAAAACTGATATTCGGAGTTTGAGTAAGTGAGTAAATGAAGTTTACCAACGTGTTTACTTCGAACTCAACAGCATTGATCACCTGGTCCCAAGTAACATACTTTACGTCAGCTTTATCACCTTCAATTGATACACCTTTACCTTGCTCACCTTTCTCTTGCATCTGTGCACCTTTAACATTCAAGAATGCTAGTAATGGAGATGCATTATAAGAGTTGGCATCACTCAGATCACTTAATGCAGTTTCTAGTCTTTCAATCAGTGGCTGAACATTCGCCCAGATCGGGACCTGACGAGAATAATAAATGATCGGTAGCTTTCCATATGGTAGATCAATAGTGCTTACTAAAGTCCATCCTCCCTCTGAAGCTTCACCTACAACATTATCCCCTTGCTCAAACTTATATAACTTATCCTTACTGTATATATCTAAACACTTGATCTCCTTTTCAGCATCAGCAACCTCACCACCATTAGTCATGATTTCAATCAAGTCGGGTTGTCGAACATATCCCCTACCAAAATAAATTAATTCACCTCTGGCATTGAATATAGGCAATAAAGAATCCCCTTTACTTGGAGCCAATACTTGCATACTAAAATCTTTCTTCACTTTAGATAACTCTCCCCAATGAGAGGCGTCATCCCTATCAGTTGAATAATAAAGTTTAGCTGCCTGTAGCTCTTTATTCACTATGGTAGCGATTTCAGACTCTTTGAATGAAACCTTGTTATTCTCTCGAAGGCGTTGCAATAAATTATAAGCACGTTCTTGAGATTCGTCTTTAGGTTCTGCGAATAGTTTGATTTTACCAAGGTTCATAAAAGCCACCCTTCTAGTGACAATTATTTCTTGCATTGAAAGAGATAACCTAGTGGGGTCAACTGGTACAGTTTGTGTTTTAATACCACCTTTACCATCTGTTTCAGGTTTACCATCAGATCCTAAAACAGGCTTTACAATCTGTTTGACCTTTCTTTTAGATGTGTCATAAATAGCATGCTCTTTTGGATCAATCTCCACTTTAGCATCATATGTAGGCTTAGCTTTTGCGCCTAACTGTTCAATTATTAATGGATTTACTTCTGTTGGCATAGCTTAATATTTTTAAAAAAACATTCCTAGTATTGTTGGATCTATTGTTAATTCACTGTTCACTCCAAAGTTTTCGACAATTCCAGTTAAACAGTCTTGAGCATCATCATGAGGGTTATTACCTTTTTTACTATAAGTAGTAACATGCTTATAAAAGGCAGGCCACATCTTATCCCAACCTGCAGGCATATGTATGAGCATATTTACTTTTGCTGAGTTAGTGAAGATCCTATTGTGTTTATTATCACTCTGATGAAACCATTCAACTTTAGTATTAAAAGCTTTTAAGGTCACCAAATGAGATTCAACATTTCTAGCGAATCCACGCCCCCCATTATTTGATTCAATCTTAGCGTGATCGATCCGATGAGTGGCTAACTGACGCGCAGTATCTGGCTCAGTTATCTCCATAGGGTCTTGGGTATAGATCACATCGAGAACATATACACCTAAATCAGTTTCTACATATGCAATAGAGCACAAGTAATCTTTACCTGTATCAGCTGTATCAGTATAAGACTTGCGCCATATCTTTGTGGCAGGTGGTATTTGAAGGTATTCTTTAAATGGCCTGTACATTAATCCGGCTTTTGGTTGAGGATTCTGCATGTATTGCCTTCCAAAGTTAATCGGGTTAATGTTGTTCATCTGCAAAAGCTCATTAAGCGTGTGCTTAAATTCCCATAAAGCCCTTCCCTCTTCTAAATTTTGACCTTCCTCAGTAATTATACACGGCAATGAAAGAACGGTCCATTCTCCTGGATAATTCTCCAGAACATGACCACAAAGATCTTCTTCATGTAAACGTTGCATAATAATAATAATAGGGGTATTTCTTGAGTTTACACGGTTGATGATCGTGCTATCGAATCTGTTATTAACCCTTCCTCTTACTACATCGCTGTCTGCGTCGTCTGGCTTAATTGGATCATCTATGATTAAAGCACCGCCAAAAGTGGTAACTCCATTTTCAGCAAGCATCTCATCTAATGCATCCTTAAACTCCTGTTCTTCCAGATCAACTTGTCCGGCACCGAAACCCGTAACCTGACCACCTGCAGCACGTGCATATACACCACCTCCTTGGGTCGTATACCATTTGTTTTTTGCAGTAGCTCCGATCTTCAATTGAACATCAGGGAACAATTGTTGGTAAGCTTCACTTGTGACTAGATCCTTAACAGCTTCCGAATTATCCAAAGCAAGATCGTCTGAATAGCTAAGGTGAATAAATTTAGAAGCAGGATTAATTGCTAAACCGGCAGATATAAAATTCTTAACGGCTAACTCAGTCTTACCATAACGAGGCGCGATATTGATTATAAGTCTAGTAATCCTACCCATCAATACATCGTCTAATGCTTTTGCTATCTTCACATGATGCTCACCAACGACAAAGCTTCGCCCATACTGTTTTTGGAAGAAGTACTTTGTGTAGTTCATCATGGATGACTTACACCATAAACCAATAATATCCCGTTTAGTAATGACCACCCTTAGCCCTCCTCTATATTAAAGTTTCCGGTTGCTAATTGTTGTAAAATTCTTTGAGCTTCCTCAGGCGATACCTTTTCATTTAATGATTGATCCTTTGTTGTGACGTCGAGCTTATCTTTATACATACCTCGTACACGCATTAAACGGTCCATTGCTGCATCAGCAGGATATAATTCTACCTCTAGACCATTCTTCCCATATTTAAATGATTTAATAATACCCCTCTCCTTATCAGCGAGGAGCTTTACCATATCAACCTCAACATGTGGAACTAATTCCGTTTCCCCACTAATTACTCTCGTTGCCGTAGGATTATGCTTTAATTCAATTGAGTATTTTAAAATTTTATCTTGAATAGGTAAGACGGTATTATTTTGGAAATCATCGTACTGTTCTTCGGTATATCCTTTTTCAGCACAAAATTCTTCTTGCAGTATTAGATCAAATTCAAGCTTATCGATAATTTGCTGAAGGCCTACACGAATACGAGGAGTGTGTTCGATCATCCTAGTTGTCATGTAGTTTGATAGATCGCCCATAGCGATATCAGCAGTCCTCTTTGTTAGTTGTTCAGCGGTAAGTGTAAGGTTGTCTAGTCTATCCTTAATCGCTTTTGAAATATCAGGTTTTGTAAGGTTTTCAGCTCCCACTGACCTTGCTGTTCTTTCACTATATCCTGCCTTTATTGCAGCTTGTGTAGCGTTATAACCATTAGAGCAATACTCCTCAACAAATCTCCTTTGGTTTACGGTTAACTTTACTTCATCTTTATCCTTACTCACCTGTCACCTCCTTAACTTCATTAATTATTTCATCTACTGTTTCTCTTGTCCAGGCATTGTTTCTGTAATAGTGACGACATTGTTCTAGTTTTGCACTAATTGCTTGTTTGGTTATATCCAACTCTTCTGATATAGATAAAGCAACGCCTTTACGGACTCTCTCATCGCTGTGAATAGATTCAGGAGAACATAGCAGAAGTATTGATGATGTAAGCAAAAGCCTAACCTTCCAAGTTTCTGAAGTTCTTTTTAAAACTATCGATAGTACTTTTTGCACTAACTGGGAATCACATGGTATAGAAGTAAGCTTTGTATTTACTTCCGTGAATATTGAAGGGTGATTTCTTTCGAGATATTTTGCGATGTTATTGTTACTCATGATGCAAGCTTTACTTGAGGTTTACCAATAATAGTTACGATCACGTTAATAAACTCTTCAAATGATCTGATTACCCAAACTGGCGTACCATCCTCTGCCCAAACTTTATGAACTTCTTTTTGAGCGGGACTTAAAGTGCCTGTCTCAGTCTTAAGTTCGAATCCAAAAGCACTTCCGGAATCAAGTAGGATCATATCAGGGATACCAGCTACAACTCCTATAGATTGTCTTTTGCCTAAATATATTGCGATTCTTTTTTCGATTTTTTGTTTGAGAATCTTAAACCACGATGGTAAATAAAAAATGTTACCTCTTTTTTCTTTAACATTTCTCTCGACTTCATTCATAACATATCTCAGATCATTCGATAACTCATTTGACACATGGAAAAACTTTCTACGTGTTTGAGGGTAGTAGTTCCACATATATTGAAAAATCTTTGCTTGTAATTGCTCTTCAGTCATGTTATCATATTTTTAGTTATTAACAGGAACCTTCACCCTTGACTGATCCAGCTCCCGTTAATGAACATACACACCGTAAAGATAAAACATAACACAACATAACACAAATGTTAAGTGTAAAAATATGAAAAATGATAAATATTGGTTAAAAAGCAAATATTGTTACAGGATTGACCCATCAGTGTTACAGGATTAATATGCGATTAAAGGCATTTAAAGGCGTTTTTTAATAGTGTTACAGAAAAACACCCATTTTCTACTTCTTTTACTAAAATATAAAATACATAATGATCTTATTTTTACGCAAACGTTTGTGTGTTATAACACTCATGTAGTATATTTTAAAATATCTTATTTTATACTAAAAATACTGTAACTCTTGTAACACTATTAAAATACTAGCTTTAATACAGTTTAAACAGTGTTTTTTGTTACAGCAGTTTCTGTAACACTCCTGTAACATGCTGTAACAAAACAGGCAATAGCTGTAACATCTGATAAAATTTGGAATTATAAAAAACTGTTTACAACAAAAAAAAGCCCTGCTTTAAACAGGGCTTTCAGTCATCAAGGTGATCTTAGTAATTTCATTTGTGTGTATGTTCTTAAAATTCAGGGAAAAATATCCCAAGTATAATACCTAATATTATAGCAATAGACGATATCAAAATGAATAGAATAAATGCTTTCTCTTCATCTGTAAGACAATCCAATTTAAATCGGAATCTTCTCCATTTACCACGTATCTTACGCATCAAATATTCCATTTTTGTAACAGGCTTAAACGTATTTTTTTCCCAATTACTTTTTGTTTTACTCCAATCTTCAGGGCGTTGCATGGTAACGCGGATCTTATCCACGCTACCAAAATTCCTTTTCTGATCTTTCATGATTTGATAGATAGCCAGGTTTCAAATTCGGGTTTTTCAAGTGACCCAGCACTAATTTCCATATTGCAATGCGGACATTCGTTATGGGATTCGCAGGGGTCCTCATATGATGAGGAATAATCCTCTACATATACCAATTCATCTTCACTTACAGACGATTCACAGCAAGGACATATAGTCGTAGTACTGTCGTTTTGGTAATCATGGTGCATTTGAATTGCTTCTTCAAAATCCATCTCTCCTACCACCTCCTTAACTAGGTGATAGATTTTGTCTAAAATTTCGTTACTTTGCATTACGTTAAAATTCTTTGTTAGAGATTTTTTACTAGCGGTTAGTTTGGAATGCCCTCCTACTAACCGCACTTTTTTCCAGTACATCAAGGTGACTGTTTTCACCGTTATTTCGTTTTGACACTACAAACATAGTAAACAAAATAAACAAAACAAACATTTTAAACAAAATATTTGCAACAATCTGTAAATCAGTTATTATTTTTTAGACTTAAAAAGGAAATTCTTCCTCAAAAACATCTTCTCCCTCAAATACACCTTCAAAAATGTGTACTCTTTTTGTTTGATGCGCTAATCTTTTAACGACTGATTGCTGAAAACTTATAGCGTATCGATCGCAGAATTCTATCAAAGCAGCATTCAATGTGCGCTGACTTAGTTTGTATTTTTCTTTCAGATCGGTAGCGACATACTCGTCATATGCTTTCTGGAAAAGGCTCACTTCTACATAATCACTTCTTAACCACGAATGAATATTATCAAGAAAAAATTCTAGTGTTTTCTCACCATATTGATTAGTAAACTTTTTATTCCAACCAATTTCGGAAAGATCTACAAGTTCTATTTTACCTCCTTGTGATAGATGATGCTGAATAGATTTTAAAACAAAATCATCGAAACCTTTCCAATCCTCTTTTGTAAAACCACTAGGAAACATTTTCCCATGAACAATATCAACACCACCATTTAAAGTGTAGAATTCTGTAAATTCGACAGGTCTTATTCGTCTTTTCAGACCTCCATCAGCATCTTCGTAAGAATAGTTCGTATTGATCAATATTTTCGGCATATCGCACGGATTTACTTCTTCCTCATTTTTGTACAGCTTCTTAAGTAACCCGTACCCTGTTGTTTGCTCTTTTAAAAATGGCCAATCTACCTTTTTTGGTATATCTGCTAAGAAAAACACACGCTGGTTGTTCCAAGCTTGCAAAAACTTTTCATTAAATTGGACCATCGCGCCAGGAACAGTACATACTGAAGTCATTTCCCGAAGGATGTTACCAAATATATTCTTACCTGAACCACCACCCTTGCGAGGATCACTAACCATCTCCTGAAGAACAGTTATATAACCTGCTGACTCTGACTTAAAATCATGCGTAAGGTATCCGATAACATTCTGAATATATTCCTTTACATTCCCGTTAGAATCAGTGCCAGTAGCATTCTTTAAAAAAGTTTGGTAAAGGGAACTTGCATTAACATCCTCTCCTAGATAATTTCTGCCTAACATTTTATCCGCCCAAATAAAGCCGTCTATTTCATCATAATCAATTTTTATTATAGATTCTGCCGTGATCCGAATAGCAACATTATTATAAAATTTATAACATACATCAGCAGAGTCCTCGACACATTCGGTATCATCAAACTTTTCCAACCTATTCTCAATTATAAACTTCCCTGAATTTTGAATGAATTTTTCATAGGAATTACATATACTAGTATAAACATCAGCTTCTTCCTCTTGAATATATTGTTTCATTGTATCAAAAAACTGAATCAGAGTTATTCTTTCAATGAACTTTCCATTTATCTGGACTGGCGAAGATTTATAATGCCTGAAACCTAACTCTCGAGCAACGTTTAAAAAGTCTTCCCTACTTATCTGTACCTTTCCATTTTCATCATACTCCCAGTACACACCATAAGGATGTTGCTGAGTAAACTGATCTTGCAGAAGTTTAAATTGCTCTTTTGCTTCGTCTGAAAAATTATTAGGCACTGCTGCTTGCCCATTAATCACTGCTTTTTTAATCGTAGCCTGCTCAACATTGCGCTTAACCTGCCCATAGCCTTTTTGCACTAATGAACGAAAAGCTGATTTTTTATCTCCATTATGTGTAAACTCCGAATAAAGAGTTGCGGGATTATATCCACGTGTAGACTCTAGATCTGTTGAACTTGTAAAAATATAAAATACGCGCTTTTCAATATTAAATGAAGCAGACACCCCATCATCTTTACCTGGACGAGTAAACCAAATAAAACGATTATTATCTTTAAGAAATTTCCATCCCTGAGATTCCATTAATTCAATTGGATCACACTTATGGTTGAAATCTTCAAAAGGGTTCGTTGTGTAAAAATTATCCTGAGCTTGCGTTGGTTTAGGAGTTGGTGCGATCTTAACAACCTCATCATAACTGCGACATAGATTAATAAGAGAACAGCGCTCTTCCCATGATATTAACGGAATCGGATTATCTTGATGGATGGTATAACCTAAAGATGGAGGATACAAAAAATATCCCCCTTCTCCACGAGTCTCAAGAAAATTCACTGACTTAGTTGGCTTTCGCTTTCCACTTGCATAATCAGCTTGTAGCTCCTCTTCCGTTTTCATCCTTCCGGCCAACTTTAAATTACCTTCTGGATGATGATCTTTAATTCGATAAATTATATGATATCCGCCAGAAGGGGTGCGGTGAACACGTAAGCGCACAGACAGCTGAGGGTAAAACTTTGAAATGTCGCTCAAAAGTGTCGCGTCAATTCCTGGATTATATTTACTATCAATATCTATACATTCAAGGTTTCCGGAAACAGTCCCACATACTGCAGCAATTGCCGTAGTATTCTTGGCCTCCATTATCGCCCACAACTCTCCTTCCTCAGCAATCCGTTGTTGGTATTCCGTCCATGATCCATAAGGAGTCTTAGCCGGACGTGAGCTATCGCTATCTTCCCGAACAGGAATCAGAGAAATCCCATCTTTGACCAAATCGGAAATCTTTCCCCAAACTTTTCCTAACTCAACCGCCATCATCGTAATTGTATATCTGTAAAATCTATTCTATTTGTTCCAATCATTCTTGATTGTATTTCTACCCAAGTTGGCTTGTATCCCATTGCCGCTCCAAATGCTGGAAGAAATCCTTTCTGCTCCTGCTCTTTCGCTTTAGCTACCCGGGTGGCAAACACTTGCTTTTTTTTCATCTTAGCGTAAATCGCAAGTTCTTTTGGAGTTAATTCACTTATATGTCGGCCAACTAAGTTTGTATAATGCGATGTTACTTCAACCAATTCTCCCTGTTCGAGTTCTTTTTCTGTTAGTGGACGTTGATGTCCACAGAACTGACAGACTCTCTGTGATGCTGCAATTATTGATTCACACGATGGACAAAGTACCACTGGAGCAACCCCCTCTCCCTTCCCCCCCTTCTTTACGGTGTGCCACATACTTTCCCAATCGCGATCTTCAAAGTACAAACCGTGACGTTCCCAGTTGCCACCATAATCAAGCACTCGAAAATGGTTTTTAATGAGGTTGCCCATGTTATCCAACACAGGACGACTTCCTCTACCGATCATCTGCAAGTAAAGAGGTAAAGATGTTGTTGCCCGATTAAGTATTACTAGATCCACTGTCGGACAATCAAATCCTTTTGTTAATGAAGCGACAGAAACACAAATATTGGCTAAACCTAATTCGGTAAATTTTGCAAGTTCGTAAGATGAATTTTCAAGCTTACTATGATATTCTACAGATGAAAACCCTTGTTCAAGAAGTCTTAAATTCATTTCTTGACAGTGTTTAATTGAAGCAACAAAAATCATTGCCTTGGTAAACTTAGCTGAACGTAAATCTTCAAAAATACCATCGTAAACAGCTGATGTAGAAAATGCTGCCTGTTGAGATTCCTCAGTGAAGTCACCATTACGCATTTCAAGTATATCTGTATCAGCATTTGTTCTTGCTAGATGTTGATAGCTACATAGAAATCCTTGCTGTATAAGCTCATCTACCTGACAGCATACTACACACGAGTTGTACAACTCAGGCAAATGTTTTGCTACACGAGCATCTGGTGTGGCAGTAAAACCAAGTAAATAAGGATTACTGGCTTCAATCAAACGGCGGATAATATTGCTAGGAGTTCCAATATGGGCCTCATCAACGATTATAAGTGGTGGAAATTCTAAGGATGCAAGTTGTTCAATGATTAAAGGGCGTCTAGTTAAAGTTTGAGCCATTGCAATATATAACTCACCTCCTTTAATGTTAACATGCTTTTTACCGTTAGCAATTTCAACACCTCCTGCCTCATTAATGATCTGATCAAATATTTTTGTTGACTCACTGATGATTACAACAGCACGTCCATTATCTATTGATCTTCTAGCAACCTCAATAAGCATCTTTGTCTTACCACTTCCGGTTGGAGCGCAAGCAACAGACCTCCGATGATCACGAAGGCTACGAGCTAAGTTATTAACGAAATCTGTTTGGTATTTTCTAAGTTTAAAATTGATCGCTTTCATGGCGCTACCTCCATTTTTGATAGCGCGCAAAAAATCTGCACAGGATTCTGCATAGTAAATTCTTGTTAGAGATTGAAAAAATAGCGGTGAAAGGGTTTGCCCTCCACAATCACCGCTTTAATAGTTAGGTGTTAGAACGGTAAATCGTCGTCGTCGCTGACAGTTTCCACTGGTGCTGTATTGCCTTGCATAGAAAAATCTTTGATGTTACCCAATATCGGTTGAGCTGCTTTCAAATCATCTGGCTTGTCTTTCAGCGTCTTGTAAACTTCACTTGGAACACCTTTACTAATGAAACCGTTTTGACCGTATTGATCTGTTTCTTCTCTTACAGTCACACGAACGTCCATATATACAGCGCCATCTTTTTCAATTAAATGATTACCATCGATAGGTAAGAAAACACCTCTTACAATTCCTGATTTACCTTTCTTTTCAAGGATAATTGATTGCGCTAATTTTGTCAGGGCAATTGACCCGTTTAGATTTCTGTTTGACATATCTCTATTTATTACTATTTGATAATTTGTTAATTAATTCGGCTACCTCGGCCTGTTGTTGTAGTGACAGGTAATACAACTTATCTACTGTATCGATAAGATCGTATTGCATATCAATAATGGCATCTTTACCCTTTTTCTTAAAATGAACCTGCTCAATAATGCTATTAACTTCTTTCATTGCCTCAATAGCTAATGTTGCTTTTTCATTAATGTATGCTACCGGATCTATATATTTTGGTGTTGAAAGTCCTGCTGTCTTGACCAGTTTTGGAGTCATCCTTACAAAGCTTTTGTAGGTTCTCAATGAATTCTCAAAATGCTCGGAACTATTGAGTAAGCTAATAGCTGACTTAAACTGTGTCAGGTATTGAGCAGGAACAACTTCATTTTTTATTTTTGAGTTGAACATCATGGCGCCACCTCCTTTAAAGGATTTACAACAATATTTAATTCCCCTACTCGTTTTAAACCAAATGGCTTATTGCAGACATTACAATCTTTAAATGAGAAATCAATACGCTTTCCAACCTGTTTACGTTTCACCATAACTATACCGTTTCCACATGCATTGCAATGATAGTTGGTTGTAATAATAGCCATTAAGCAGCCTTCCTTTTCCCAGTAGCTCTTGCAACTGCTTTATATTTTGGTTCGTAAATAATATCGGCATGAGAGACCATTTCACCAGTAGTTTTAGCCTCTTTCTCTGCAAAAGTGCGCATCTGATCAAGTTTTACCTTACCTATGTCTTCTGAAGATAAACCACTATTGGTTAAGTAATAATCCACAATAGCGCGCCATCCATCGACACTATTTATAATTACTGAGTATGATTCAATTGTTTTCGGCGCTTCGACCTCTCTATTTGCTTGAGCAACCATTACAGTTACAGTAGCAGCTTGCTTAGCTTTAGCTGATTCGGCATCTGCCCGTTGTTGAGCTGCTAATTTTGTTGCTTCAGCTTCCTCTAGTTGTTTTTTTGCTAATTGTTCAGCCTCTTTACTTTGCTTAATTCCAGCTTCAAGTTCTAATTTTCGTTGAGGAAGTAACTCTATAAGATATTCGGAATACTTCGATAATTCAGAAGCGAAGTGATTTGAACAAGCATCGAACTTTTCATTAGTTCGAACCTCATTGATCAATTCGATATCGCCAACTAATGAAATTGTTGACCAGGCCTCTTCGGTTAATTCGCTATTAGAAAAACCTTTTAAAGCTTCGTGTGCATCAGTAATATTTTCTAAATTACAGTTAGTATAAACAAACAACATTGTCTGCTTAACCTGAGTCAAATATGAAGCATATCCATTTCTTAATTGAGACTCTAAATTGGCTATGTCGTCAATCCGCTTTTGCTTTTTAGCAAGTTCGACTTGTTCTAGACGTTTTGCTTCAGCAGCTTCTTCAGCATGAATTTTTGCAGATTTATCACGTATTTTTTGAATAGGGTCGTACAAATCTTTTCCCAATTCGTTTTCAATAGAAGTGAACGCCTTAATAAAAGAATGAGCTTTCTCAGTATAAGGTTTGCGTTGTTCTTCAATGGACTTAATTGCTTTTTTATTGGTGACTTGATATTGCATTAACTCATCGTCGACTTCTTTAGAAAGTTTTTCACCATCCGCCACAGCTTTAGCAAGCAAGTCGTTATGTTTTACTTTGCGTTTTTCCAAATAAGCAATTGAAGTTTGATAAACAGCACCTGCACTTTGCAGGTCTGTCTGTGACAGGTAAATTGCTAAACCTGTGTTATCTTGATTTTGAGTCAACATAATTTTAAAATGGTAAAGGTTCAGATACTGGTTCTTTAACTTTAGCTTCTGGACGGCGTGTCGGTGACAACTTCTCCTCATCTGGTAAAGCATGTCCAAATTTTCTGCCGACATATTCACCAATGCCTTCCCGACGGATAACATTACTAAGCCCTTCTGATCGATCGGCTATTGAAAAGATTCCTCCAATACTTGTGTAAACTTTTGATTCAGCTTTACTTGCATAACGGATGTCGGCTAATGTCATTACTGCTTCAACCTCGGCAGTTGTGATATCTCCCGACCAATCCTTAAAATTGTATGAAGGAGTTCCTCCTTTCCAATCTTTGGGCGACCAATTGCACGCTGCATCCAATAAAAGATCTGGAAAGTTTTCCTCCCAAAGTTGACGCTCAGCCTCTAACTGCAATCCATTTGTTCTATAAAATCCGTGGCGACCTGATTTAAAATTGATGATAGCACGTATTTCCTTTTCAACTTTACATTCACGAGGCTCTCCTTTTCTCGGTCCACTTTTGTAAGGGTTTTCATAATCCAATCCGTCAACTTGAATAGTCATATTGCAAACTAGATCGATCAAAGTTCCGTAACCCCGATCGCTGAGTAAAACGTACTCAATGCCAAGTGGAGTAATGTTGTAATCTAAATAGAACTGAATAAACGCGGTTAAATCATTTCTTAATTTCTCAGGCCACTCCTTACAATCAGGTTGATAGTATGTGTTTTCAGACAGGTAATCCTCCACAACCGTATCGACCATATCGAAATCATAAAATTGGTTAATAAGAAACTTTCCAATTTCTAAATGCATAAGTGTGCCGTAATGTTGGCTCAGCTCAAGAAGACGTCCAGCTTCTTTAAGTCCATGTTTAACATACCATTCCAATAATGGCTGTTCCATTGGTGCACATGCATTGATGGCGGTGGTAAGAGATGTGTACAACCTAAGAGGACTTTCGACTTGTGCCCCGTCATTATTCAAACGAATGTATGAACGACCTTGACCAAAATTAACACGACCTACTCTATAGTTTGGCAAACGGAGTGCGTTATCATTGAACCACTCAGTATTTATATTTTCAAATGTAATTGACATGATTAGAATTTTTGTTGGTGAATATTTCCTATTACTTTTTTATTCTTAAGGAAACCTTGTGTCATAGGTTGATAAAATACACTACCTTTATCTGTATACTTAAGAGCAGGTAGGTTATCCCAAATTACTACTGTATGAACTCTGCCTTTTGGATTTACCAATTCATCTCCAACATAAACTTCATTGTCACCAATACGCGCGACTAATTGCCCAACAGTTTCAGGTATTACCTTGTAAGCATGATGTAAATCCATGATTTCACAATCACCACTATATCTTCTCCAATCAATCAAGAATCCTTTGTGCCAAGTTTTTCTATCTTCTGAAAGACCACGATATTTTCCTGCTTCCATTACTTTACCTCCTCCGCATCAATAAATTCTTCTGTAATCACTCCGCTACTTAATTGCTTAACATTACCAAGGATTGCCCCTGAAGTAATCATATTAGTAGTAATCCGATTTAAGTCAGCACCTGACTCCACATAAGCACGAACCTGCTCAATTGTTTCCTCTGTGAAGTTTGGAACTAGTTTTACAATTGGATAATTTTTAGCTTCACCAGGAGAGTAGCTTTTTACTTTCTCAACAACTAAGCTAAAGGGAAAGCCAATAATACTACCAGAACGCTCCATAACCATATCGAAAGCCCTTACGATTGATGGAATAGTAGTTTCTTTAGCTTTAGTTTGAAATGTCCAGTAACCCAACACACCTTTCATTTTCAATAAAACGAAACGAAGTGTTAATGTCCTAGCGAACAATTTTTTAATCGCAACTACTTTTGGATCAGTAGCTGTTAGCTTTGTTAAATAAGCACCTTTACCATCTTTTCCGCCTTTTGGATCCCAAACTGTGAATGTTTCACCATTTCCCCATCCAAGACGTTTACCTTTATCCCAAGCTTCAAACTGCTCATTACATACTTCACTTAGGTCGTTACTTACGAAAGCAATATGAAGTTCATTTGGCTTTTCTCCCATTAAGGAAGTAAATTGATTTGCGAACTTTCCGGTTGCGCGGAAATAGTCCAATGATGTAGGGAATCCTCTTTCAGATTTTTCTCCTACTTTAATTCTTCCGATTTCGGGTAACGTACTGCCTTGCTGTGTCGCCCCCGTTGAAATTCGTCCTTTCATTCTTTGTTAGAGTTTTATAGGCTTTCGCCTTATTAATAATTTACGCTTTAGTTTGCCCTCTGCCACGCATTTTGTTTAAGCTATTCCCGCCGCTTCTGCGTCCATCCTAATTTGTGCAACTGTATCGCGCAGATCACGAACCTCGGCAAGTAATCCTTCCACTAGTTCTTTTAATTTTTCAGTTTCCATTGTTTGTATTTAAAAACTGAACTAAATTTTGTGAAGCTGCTACCGAAGCTAATTGCTTACGACATAAGCGAACCTTGGTATTTGGACCGTCTTGATTTTCATCTACGACGCCCTCTGATATCCATCCATCCACTACACCTCGCCCATATTTACGATATGCCTCTGCCTTCGATAAGTATGGCCTAAGTTGACCAACCTCTGTCAAAGCTACAATACCACCCAATTCCGCTGCGCCTTGCAGCATCTGAGCTAATCTAAAATCTAATGTTAATCCGTTCATTTTATCTCTCCTTATTTAGCGTTCCCGCCAACATCTAAAATTTTCACCATCCAATGGATCTCTTTTTACCGTGAATCGCTTTTCACTAACAGGTTCACCTGTATCTTCATTTTTTCTATGGAAAAGGTTCCAAGCGACGTATCTCACATCTTTTTCGTCTCCATTGGTTACGGGAAATGAATGTCCTACATCCATTTTTTTCATTGCTTTCCCCCAATTAGCAACAGGCTCTGGCAGTGCTACTTGGTCTGTTATTTCAACCATACAGAAAAAGTTTATTTTGTTTACTTTGTTTGTTATTTAATTTTTTGATACACACCTTGTTTGTTTTTTGTTAAATTTGTTGAATCTTGATTACTTGACATAAGCAAAGGTATTAAACATTTCAAACAAAACAAACATTTACAAAACATTGTAAACAACATAAACATTATATAGCTGATTTTCAGACTTATAATTTTTAATAACATACACACGCAATGAATAGACTATTTGGTAAAGGCAATTACCTCAAACGCTTAATGAAGCGTAAAGGGATAAGCCAAGTCACCTTGACAGATCGCGAAAATCCTGATTACATAGGATATGGGCGTAATACATTATCAGCACTTCTAAACCAAGATGAATTTGCGGATGGTGTTGAATCAGATAGAATTAGGATCCTAATGGACAAACTCAGTCCAACGAAGGAAGATTGGGATTATATTTTCCCTTCAAAAACCAAATCAAACGCCCGTGACTTAGGTGAATTCGATGAAGAAATTGATGAGCACATCCAACCTCTTGGAGATGGACTATATGCATTGACTGCTGAATTTGTGCCAGTCAAAGCGAGAGCTGGATATTTAGAAGGATATGCAGATCCTGAATACATCGAAACATTGCCGAAATATACGGCCACAGTTTCGCACATTCCAAAAGGGAAGTACAGATATTTCGAAGCTTCAGGAGATTCCATGAATGACGGAACCATTGAAAATGCAATACTAGACGGGACCGTATTACAATGCAGAAAAATACTTCCGCACCACTGGGCAGGTAAATTACACAGCCATAAATGGTCAAGCTTCGTTTTTGTTCATAGAACTGAAGGAATTATTGTAAAGCAAGTTAGTGGTCAAAATTTAGAAACCGGAGATGTTACGCTATCCTCACTTAATCCAGATAAAAAGAAATACCCTGATTTCACTGTTAATCTTGACGATATAAGAGAGATTTATAATGTGGTGAAACGAATCTTGTAGTCGTGGCTAACGATTCATTTAGAGAGATAGATTTTTGGAATGATACTCCTATTGTTTGGGAAGTTGTTAATTATATTCGAACTTGGCTTCTTCCGAGTCCTAAATATGGAGTTTCGCCGAAATATAAACCTACTCCGAGGCATTCTGACAGAATAGAAGTTAACTGCGTCCATGAGGATGAAAAAAAGGCAATCCTTAATATTTGGTGCTTTCCTCCGGAATGGTTGCCTGCAGTAATGTTAATACTTGACAAAGCATTACTTGAAAATGGCAGCTATTGCGAATTTGAATCAAAAAACAGTGAGATCCAGGTGGGACACTTTAAAATAATAGTACACAAACATACACAAAATGAAAGAAAATAA